CGAAAGGAAAACCATGCCAGAAGCAATCTATATTGAACCATTCCCTAAAGCAAAACGTGGTGACGAATTTAAGAACATGGCTTCTTACCGTACAAACCCACACCGTGGAGTTGACTGGTCCGTACCATCAAAAACACCAATTAAAGCAATTACTGGTGGAACCGTTATGGAGACCGGTTGGACCGATGTTCTAGGAAATATCCTAGTCCAATCAACTTACGACAAGCACTTTATTCTATACGCACACCTAGCAGAACCTAGCCCACTAAAGCAAGGCGACAAAGTTGTTGCAGGTGAAACCGTAATTGGTAGAGTTGGTGGAGGTAAAGACACCCCATCAGGAACTGCATCTACCGGTGCTCACCTTCACGTTACTTATGGTGTAGTAAAGAATCTCGTAACAGCTCCGATGGATAAGCTACGCGACCTTTGGGCAAGATTTAAGTAATGCAAGGTTCACTAGGACATCCGGCTCTTAGCTCCAAGATAACTTGGGGCGGAGGCGGCCGTCCCGTTGGAGAAGGATTTGGTGGAGGATACCGAATCAAAAAGGGTCTAAAATAAAATGAATGAAATAGCCTTATATTGGGCCGCAGGCATAATAACCGTTCTAACCGCCGTTGGAATGATTTGGAGGCTCCTAAAGCCCGTCTGTGACCGTATACATGCCCTTATGGACGGCTGGGACAACTTTATTCGAGATTGGGCGGGAGAACCGGCTGAACCTGGTCGTTCCGCCGTGCCAGGTGTCATGGAGCGCTTGAACCGTATTGACGGTGAATTGAAGCGTAACGGCGGAACTTCCATGAAAGACGCTATTACTAGGGTTGAAAAGAAGTTAGAGCAGATTGATGCTAGACTCGAAGATGGAAATAAAAGATTTGAAAATCTTGAGGAAAAAATAAATGGCTAGTGGACCTAGAACCGTTGGATTTACAATGGGTACCGGAAGGATGGACCTTGGTCGCCTGGCAGGTAGGTCTTCAGTAGGCACAGTAGGAAGGCGCTTTTTAAAATGGAATCCTGAAGTAACTAAAGGATTAGGGCAACAACAAGCAGAAAACTGGGACAGAATGAAGAGGACTCGTCCTCTTTTATTGGTAAATCGTAAATTAATTGATACTCAGCATAATAACGACATGTATCGTATTGCTGGTGGTGGACTTGGTCCTGGGGGCTTCTTTGGAAAGTCAAGTCGTGAAAGCGGAACAAGAGTAAAACCCCGTATCAGCTTTGTTAAAGACCCTGTAACAGGAAAAATTGTTCCTGAAAGAAAAGCTAGAACTTTTCAAAAAAGTAATGTTCCTTGGAGACCAGAACTTCCTGTTGGAAAGCCTACTGCAGATATGCCACCAATGAGCGTAAGAGGGTCTGGGGGAAGAATGGCAGCTAATCCTGCTTATGCTGCTTGGAAGGGTGAAAGACTTGAGTATAACAGTGCTTTATCTAGGCAGCAACAATTACAGCCAAATAATCCAGTTATTCAAACTATTCAGCCAGTAAAAGAAAATACAACTTCAAGATATCCTGGTGTTCCTACAAGATACTATGTTCCTAGAGGCGGAGGTCAGAATATGACTCTTGGACCAGTAAAAAATCCTGCAACAGGAAAAACAAACCCGTTTATGCAGGTTGCTTAATTTAGGCTGAAAAAATATCTAAAATACTGCAATCTAGTATTAGACTTAAAGAAGGGTGGGCCCATGCCTCTCATTCGTAAGTTTGCTGTTCAGGGACATGCCGTTCCTAACAGCGTAACCTATCCTCGTGGACCATTCCCACCTGAGATTTTCGCGCAGAATCCCAGGGCAGAAGAAAACTTTCCCGATTCGGACTCCTTACATGAATCTTTTGACGACATCCGTCTATTTAGATGCAAGTATTGTTCAGACGTACTTTACGAGGAAGAATTAAACACTCATGATTGCAATCAGGAAGAAGAATAAAAATGGCAACAAATAACAATGGAAACCTGCTCGATGATGCAGGAAACGTAGTCGTTGACTTCGTATGGGGTAACTTCCCTCTACAGCCAAACGACGTACGTGAGGATGGAAAGCGTCTAGACTTTGCTCTAGATAATCACGTAATCGCACAAACCGGTTGGAACGGCTACCCACTATACGTTCCAAACACTGACGGTGCGGCAATTGAAGGCGACAGCCCAGCAGACGGAATTCAGGCAGACGAAATCTTTATCGTTGTACCTAACGTTCTTGGTCAGACCACCGCTTTGGCTACCGACGCCCTTAAGGACGCAGGTTACACCACTGTAACCGTAGCGACCGCTGCTACTAACGCTAACAAGAGCATTACCGACATTGACCGTACTGCTGGAAGCAAGGAAGTTACTATCACCGCAACTGGTGCAGTAGCCGCTTACCCAGTTGGTACTAAGATTACTATTGCTAGCACTGGCACCGTTGACGGTACTTGGACTGTAACTGGCGCAGTAAGCACCAACCAGGTTAAGTTCCAGTCTAACGCTACTACCGAGCTAACTTCCGGTACTGGTGTTGTATTCGGTGCTGTTGGTACTGTTAAGACTCAGTCTACTGCTGCTGGAGCCGCAAGCATTGCTGCTGGTGGAACTATCACCATTACTCCTTGGGCTGCAAATAGCTAAGAATACTCAGGTTAAATAAATGGCTGAACGCCTGAACTCTAGTAATCAGAGCAGATATGCTTTGAAGAGTTCGGGCGTTCAGGCATTTGACCCTGTTGGAGCACAACTTGGTGCAAGTAATCGTACTATGCGTCAAATATCAGAATATATGGATATTGACACAATTAGAGAAGCTTTAGAATTAGCTGGTGAAGAGTACGACGAACGAGGCTTTCTTGGTGGATTATCTTCAGAGACTACTGCAGCTAGACAAGCTGAAATTCAAGAAGCTATATTTAATATAAATAACACACAATTTAAAAATGCTCAACTTGTTAGAGAGCTATACGGGGGACCAGAGCAGTCTCCTGAATTATATAAAAAAGACCCTTTTGGAATTGTAACTCCTTACGCATACGAAAAAGGGTTAACTGCTTCTGATTATCTTGGAACTGGGTATGAAAGTCCAGAAAGAACTCAAGGTAAAAGAAAAGGGTGGACGTTTAAAGGTGTGGCAGTAGCCCCTTCTGCGTTATCAGACCTTCCTACTTCAACAACAAACTGGAGACGTCCTAGAACAGTAGCTGCGGGGTATGACTATAACCCAGATACAGATACTGGAATAATTACAGTTGTGTTTCGTGATGGAACCTTTTATAATTATTATGATGTTCCTCCTTCTGTTTGGATTCAGTTTCATGATTCCTTCTCAAAAGGACCGATGCTAAACCGTAAAAGTAAAAACGGTAAACAAGCTATAGATGGAAAACTTCTATCGTATAAACACGGTCCTGCAGATATGAGTAACTTAAGCCCAACAGCACAAGAGTTCCTCTACAAAGTAGCTAGAACAGTTCAAATTTATAATAGAGAAGCAAAAGCTAGAATAAATAAAGCAACTGGTGAAGTCTACAAATACAGAGGCAGACCAACTGCTGGGTCCCCTCAAAATGCTAGAGTTAAACGTAAACGTAATTTAAATGTGGCTGCTAAAAAAAGCGGTTACAATCCCAACAGAAATGCGGGAAAACAAAGAAAACCATAAGGAATGTATGCCACGGACACACAACATCGGAACTAAAATATTTGTACAGTTTATTGACTTTCCAGTAAAATGGGGATATAAACTGGTAGTAAGAGGATGGACTCAAGAAATTAAATTCCCATTTCGCACAGCCCAACCTTTTATATTCAGAATGCCATTTCATAAAGCTTTTGTTTTTGGATGGTGGACTGGAAATCAACCGGATGAAGAAACCGCACTAAATAACGCTATGCAAGGACGTGTACTAAAAGATGAAGATTTTGAAAAAGGGTGGACTCCGCCAGCCTACAAAAATGGAGAAAAGGGTGTCTGGGATTGGGACGCCTGATTTAATTATGTGGGCAGAAAACGCTCTGTTTGTTATTGGAAAAGAAGTTACCCATCACCAAAGAACCAAATCGCAGGATTCTTTAGATGAGGCACTTCTAGGAGCCGAAGCTTTGGTAGCAATAATTAAAGAATTGCAAAAGAGGTTATAGTGAATTCCGAAGATGAAGAATATGAATACGAAGAATACGAGGACCCAGCTTGGGCTTTAGATGATGAAGAAGAGGAAGAAAGTCAATTTGAAGAAATTGACCCATCTTTTTATAGAAACTTAGACGAAGAAGATGGCACTTACTTCGAAGAAGAAGAAGAGGATGTTTTTTCTCAAGATTTCATCGACCGACTTATAGACAAAATAATGCAGTTTATGGATGGCTTAGTAGGCCACCCCTTGCATGATTACCAACAGCCTTTAGCTAGACGAATAATAGAAGCAGTTTTAATTGGCAAAGGTGATGAAATTACTGCTCTAGCATCACGTCAGTCAGGAAAATCTGAAACAATCGCTAACACAGTAGCCACTCTTATGGTACTTTTACCTAAACTTTCTATATTATATCCAGAACTTTTAGATAAATATAAAAATGGAATTTGGGTAGGATTATTTGCTCCAACAGAGGGTCAGGCTGAAACTTTGTTTGGTAGGACTGTAAGTAGATTAACTTCTGAAAGAGCATTAGAGCTTTTGGGTGACCCTGAAATCGATGACCAAGCCGCTAAAATTGGTGGTGTAACAAGAATGGTTCGACTAAAAAATTCAGGCAGTAGCATTACCATGATGACTGCTAACCCAAGAGCTAAAATTGAATCTAAGTCGTTTCATTTAATTGTTATTGATGAGTGTCAAGAAGCAGACGACTTTGTAGTTTCTAAATCTATTGCACCTATGCTTGCATATTATGCAGGTATTATGGTTAAAACAGGAACACCAACTACAAGTAAAAATAACTTTTATAGAGCTATCCAACTTAACAAAAGACTTCAAACCGAAAGAGGAAGACGTCAAAACCATTTCCAATGGGACTGGAAAGATGTTTCAAAAGTAAACCCCAACTATAAAACATTTATTAAACAAGAAATGCTTCGTATTGGAGAAGACTCAGATGAGTTCCAAATGTCGTATAACTGTAAATGGCTACTGGAACGAGGTATGTTTGTTAGCAGTTCAGTTCTAGATGAACTAGGAGATACTTCTCAAGAACTTGTAAAAGTCTGGCACAAAACTCCTGTTGTAGTAGGTATTGACCCAGCTCGTAAAATGGACTCTACCGTGGTGACTGTAGTATGGGTAGACTGGGATAGGCCCGATGAGTTTGGATATTTTGACCATAGAATTCTTAATTGGCTAGAAATACAGGGAGATGACTGGGAAGAGCAGTACTTCCAAATAGTTAACTTTCTTTCAAATTATGACGTTCTTGCTGTTGGAGTAGACGCAAACGGTGTTGGTGACGCAGTAGCCCAACGTCTTAAGCTTCTCTTAGGTAGGTCAGAGGTATTTTCTTTAACTTCATCTCAAACCGAGCAGTCTAAAAGATTTAAGCATCTTCAAGCTTTAATTCAAAGAAGAATGCTAAGCTATCCAAATCACGCTAAAACTAGACGCCTTAGAATTCACAAGAGGTTTGTTCAGCAAATGACAGACGTAGAAATTAAGTATAAGGGACCTAACTTTATTGTTGAAGCTCCTACTGAAACCTACGCACATGACGACTTTGTTGACTCTTTGGCTATTGCTTGCTCTTTAACACAAGAGTTAGTCATGCCAGAGGTAGAAATAAGTAATTCAGCTTTTTTCTAAATTTTCGAGTTAACTATGAAAAATTTCAAGAAAACAGCCAAACTAGATATTGGAAATACTAGTTCTTTTCCATTCCAAATTAAGGAGTCCCCATGGGTCTAGCACCACAACCACAATTCCCTGAGCGTGCACCTCAGACTTACGAAATGAAGATGTCCGGCAATCCAGAGCGACGCGGCCCACTTCGTTTCGAAGAGGGTGTAGCTACAGACACTGACGTTCCTAACGATTTCCAAAAGGGAATCATGAGTGGCTTTGCTGCTGCTCCAGGCCGTCCAAACCGTAACGCACCAGTATGGCAGAAGCCAGCTGCTGAAACCCTATCAGAGCGTGCGCACGTAGGTTCTGCTGCATGGATTGAAGCCCCGACTTTCCTTGGTGAATTTGCACATGGTTCATTCTCGAACAATGCTGAGCAAGTTATTGAAACTAAGGTTGTTACTGGCGGACGTATGATGCGTCTAAATCCAACAGTAGTAAACGACTAATTAGGGATTTGAAGGACCCCGGCCCGCAAGGGCTGGGTGCCTTCTACTAGAGGAGAAATATGGCAGACGTCCCAACAAATGAAAAGCTTTATGCTATGGTGGTAACACAGGCTAAAGCTAAATACCGCATTTATCCTAGCCCAGGTGCCTCGCACTGGGTTCATCGTCGGTATCTTGAACTTGGTGGGAAGTATGTTGATTCTGAAGAAATTGCAGAGCGTAAGAGAATGATTGCTGCTTGGCGTGAAAGAAAAGCCAAAATTAGAGGTAATCGTGATGAAGACAAGAAGGATAGTAAGTAATGTCATTTCTTGACTTTTCTCCACCCAGCTATAGGGCATCATCTTCCGACTTAACTATTTCTATCTCTCCTCTTGGTCTAGTAGAGCTGGCTGATGAAGAGTTTGAGGTTCACGGTCCTCGTCTAAACCGTTATAGCCTTAACTGGGCTATGTATCTTGGCCATCACTGGGGGTATCGTCGTGAACAAGGTGAAATGCAAATTTCCCTTAATTACTACAGAGCTTTTATTGATTACCTATCTAGATTTACTTTTGGTAACGGAGTCCACTTCCGTTCCCCTAAAGCCACTGAGGCTATTATTCCTGACCGTCTTGAAAGAGTATGGGAAGTAGATAATAATAAGCAAAGAGTTTTATTTGAAATGGCTCAGCTCGGAGGTATCACAGGAGACTGCTTTGTTAAAATAGCTTATGAAGAAGCGTGGGAAGATGCTATTGGGCGTTTTCATCCAGGACGTGTTCGTATTCTCCCATTAAACTCTGCCTTCTGTTTTCCAGAGTTTCATCCGCACGACCGTGAAAGACTTCTTAGATTTAAACAAAAGTACCGCTTCTGGGGAACTTCTCTAGAGGGTACCCGCCAGGTATTTACTTACACTGAAATTCTTACAGATGATGTTATTGAGGAATACATTAATGATGAACTTATCGATTCTCGCCCTAATCCTTTGGGCCAGATTCCAGTGGTTCATATTCCAAACATTCCGGTTTCTGGCTCTCCTTGGGGTCTATCAGACGCCCATGATATTATTACTATTAACCGTTCTTATAATGAAATTGCTACCGATATTGCAGACATCATTAACTACCATGCTGCACCTGTAACAGTTATTGTTGGTGCAAAAGCCTCTAATCTTGAAAAAGGTGCCAAAAAGGTTTGGGGTGGTCTTCCAAAAGATGCCCAGGTATTTAACCTTGAAGGTGGAGGAAGCGGTATTTCAGGGGCATTGCAGTATCTAGAAACTCTGAAGCGTTCAATGCATGAAATTATGAACATTCCAGAGACTGCTCTTGGTCAAGCGCAGCCCATATCCAATACCTCTGGTGTTGCTCTTTCTATTCAGTTCCAGCCTTTAATGAACCGTTATGCCCAAAAGAAAGCTCAATATGGCAAGGGGTTAGAAAGAATTAATGAACTTGTTATATTAAACTTAGCGATTAAAGAACCAGAAACTATGGTTTATAATCCAGAAGAAGATGGACCAATTAAACAGGGACAGCTTCCCCAACTTGACCCTAATGACCCAATTACTTTTAGAAACTATGTTCATTTTGAACCACCTCTACCTCTAGATAAACTAGTTCTTTTGAATGAACTTCAGCAGAGAATGTCTATGGGACTTGAATCTAAAGAAGGTGCTCTCCGTGCTTTGGGTGAAGAATTCCCTGAAGAGAAGCTTCAAGAAATTCGTGTTGAACTTATGGACGATGCTAAGGCAGAAGGTGCCCTTAACCTTGTCAAGGCTCAAATTCAAAAACAACTTATGGACTTAACTGGTATGATGGTTGCCCCAGACGGCTCAGCCACCCCTATGGACCCAATGATGATGGGTAATGGGGATGTCATGGGAGACGGTCAACTAGGCCCTCAAGGCTCAGGAGTAGCAGGTCAGGCAGATGCTCAAATCGCTGACATGCAATTCCAAGCCGAAAATGAGATAAGAAATACTTTGGTAACTGAAGCGTATGGAACACAACTTCCTGCTCGTAGAACAGTTGACAAAGAATAATGTTTTATTTTAAGGCATTATTTAATTAGGTAACAAAATATAATAATGATGTTACTTAATAACTGACAAGGTCATGTGGCATTAATACGGAAAACGACCAAGAGAATGAAAAGAGATTAATAATGGATGAAAACCTAGAGGTAGTAGAATCTACTGAACCAACTATCGACACAGTTTTTTCTGAGGAGGTAACTTTGCAGAACCAGTTCACAGCTGAAGATATTGCTAAGGCACGTGCACAGGAAAAGGCAAAGCTTTACCCACAGGTAGAGAAACTGCAAGAAGAACTTGCTGCTCTTAAGAAAGAGCGCGAGGAGCGTGAAGCCCTAGAGGCTGAGCGTATGGCAAAACGTCAGGCTCGTGAAGCTGAGCGTGCTGCTGAAAAGAAAAAGCAGGAAGAATCAGAACTAGAGGTTCGTGAGCTTCTTAGCAAAAAGGAACAAGAATGGGCTGCAAAGCTAGAGGCTGAGCGCCTAGAACGCGAGAAGGCATTTGCCCTTCTAGAGCGTGAGCGTGAATTCCAGGAGCTATCGGCATACCGCCAACAGCGCCTAGACCAAGAACGCGACAATATCATTCCGGAACTTATTGACCTAATTTCTGGAAATTCCCGCGATGAAATAGAGCAGAGCATCGCTGGTCTTAAAGAACGTTCTGCGAAAATCTTCGACTCTGTTGCGCAAGTTGCACAGCAAAGTCGCAAGGAAATGGTGGGAACCCGTATCACGGTTCCTGCTTCTGGACCCCTCGACAACGACTCGGACTCACGTACGTTTTCGCCTGATGACTTGAAAAAGATGTCAATGGATGAATATGCGAAGAATCGTGCCAAGCTTCTTGGCAATAGCAATAACCGTGGACAGGGATTGTTCGGTAATTAACAACCTAATCTAACGACCGCTTCTGAAAGGAGCAAAAAATGGCAGGTTCTGCTGTTACTGGTACCGCTGCACTAGCTGGTGCGCCTACCGCTTACTCAGGTTCGAATAGTCAGCTTTCACAGGCTATTCAGACCATTTGGTCGAAGGAAATTCTGTTCCAGGCGATGCCTATTCTTCGCTTTGAGCAGTTTGCAGTTAAGAAGACTGAGCTTGGTGTTTCTCCAGGTCTCCGTGTTAACTTCCTTCGTTACAAGAACTTCCAGGTGGATGCAACTCCACTAACGGAAGGTGTCCGTATGACAACCAACGCTCTGACCGCAGAGCAGATTGCTATCACCGTTGCTGAGCACGGCTATGCAGTTGCAGTTTCTGAACTGCTTCTGAACGCTTCGTTCGACGACATCATGGCTTCTGCTTCACGTCTGCTTGGACGTCACATGGCACAATACCTGGACATCCAGGCTCGCGACACCCTATCTGCTGGTACTTCAGCAACCTTCGGTTATGACCGTTCAGCCATCTCTGGCGGTGCGTTCACCAACTATGACGAAGGTAACGCTGCAACTGCAGTATCTGGTTCTAACACTTCTGTTGGTTCTGGTACTAACGCAGGTAAGTACAAGCTAACCACAGGTGCCATCAAGGATGCGGCTCTTGTTCTTTCTTCAAAGAACATCCCAAGAATTGGTGAGACCTATGTTCAGTTCATCCACCCTAAGCAGTCTCGTGACCTTCGCTCAAACCCAGAGTTCATCGAAGTCACCAAGTACGCTGCTCCAGGTAACTTCATGCTCGGTGAGATTGGTCGTCTATACGACGTAGTCTTCATTGAGACCACTCAGGTTAAGAAGTATGGCGTTGGTTCAACTGTAACTGACTACACCTCGAAGGTTGGTGCACTAGCTGACCAGACTTCGTACTACGGTGCAAACGCAGTTAAGACTAACACTGGACCAGGTCGTGGTGGTAACCCAGAACTAACCCAGCTCGTAGGTGCTGGTGGTACTGGCTCTGCTTACCCAACTGACACAACCACTCTAACCGCTGACGTATATGAGTCAATCATGATTGGTGACAACGCATTTGGTCACGCAATCGCCCTCCCAGTTGAGCTCCGTGACGGTGGTGTTCTAGACTTCGGTCGTGAGCACGCTCTAGCATGGTACGCTATCTGGGGTCTCGGTGTTATCACCGACCAGGCTATCAACAAGGTTTACACCAACTAATAGCCAACCATAGTCGAGGGGGGCCCCAAACGGGCCCCCCAACACAAACAATAAACTAAAGGAGAATAATCATCGTGGCAAACAAACCAACTAGTCCACAGGACACAACCGGTCGCGCAGCAGAAGAAGCTGCAAAAAGAGTCGCAGCTGAAGCTGCATCTCGTGCAGAAGAGATTTCTTTGGCACGTGCTGTAGAGGCTGAAAGCCTAGAGCGTGACGTTTTTGACCCAAAGAAACCAGACCAGCCAATTCTGATTGATGAGATTGAAGAGGTGGGCGTATCGGTAAACAACAATAAGATTGTTATCCGTACCATTTCAGATATTGAAGACATGACTTTTGGTGTAGTAAACGGAACTCCGCAGAACTACACCTTTAAGGCTGGAGTAAAGTATTCTGTACCAGTAGAAATCGCCGCTTATCTAGAGCGTCTCGGTTACATCTGGAAGCAGTAAACTCCAAACTTTGTCCGTCCTGCTGGTCCCGCCCTCCTCACCAGCAGGACGGGCTTTTTATACTGAATAATGTACCGTTTTGAGAGAACATAGTTATATAGAATCTTGGAGGATTTATGGCTACCATTTCTAGCCTTGTTGACAGAGTTCGTTTAGAGCTCGGTGATATTGGAAAATCCTTTGTAACTAAATTTGTTGCCGATGGTACTACAAATAGATTTAAATTGCATTACGCTCCCCTAGATGCAACTACAGTAGTTGTGTATGCTGGAACAACGGATATTACTGAAAGCAGTTTTATTGAAGAGTCCACCGGAGTCCTTGTTACTGAAGATGTACTAGATGACATGACTGAAGTCACTGTCAGTGGTACATACTATCGTTATTTTACCGGAGCTGAATTAAACACTATTGTTAATGACGCTATTTCCCAGCATTGTTTGGGAAGAGTAGACTCTTTAGGTAGAAAACTTGATTCAACTACTTTACCTTTTGTTGAAGAATACCCTGTAGCTATTTATGCTACAACTATTGCTTTATATACACTAGCCACTGATTCCGCTTTTGATATTGACATTCAAGCTCCAGATGGCGTCACCATTCCTCGTGCAGAGCGTTTCCGTCAGCTTATGGAAATGGTTCAAACAAGACAACAACAATATAGGGAGCTGTGTGTTCATCTTGGTGTTGGTCTTTACAAAATGGAAGTGTTTACGTTTAGACGTATCTCTAAAGCAACTGGACGTTACATTCCTGTTTACAAGCCTCAAGAAGTTGACGACCGCTCATACCCAGCAAGAGTTGACGATTCAGCACCAACATACGGAGATAAGCAACCTGAATGGCCAACTACTGATGTTGAATTAACTGCATATCAAGGTCGTGCATTTAGCACTACTCTTACTTATACTGGAACTTATGCCGGTAAGTCATTTACTGCTAAACTACTGAACCAACGTGGTTCGGTAGTTGTTGTGCAAAACTTTACGATTAGCATTAATACAGACGGAACAGATGTGATTACCGGTGCTTCCAGAACTTCTGGAAGTAATGTTATTACTATCACTACTAGTGCAGCCCACGGTTTATCGGTAGGAAATAGCATTGTTATTACAGGAGTTGATTCTACTGTAAATGGTGTATACACAGTAGCAACTTCCGGGTCTACTACGTTTACTGTAGCCGGTACAGAAACTACAGCACTATCTTTAACTGAATTAACAGGTCAAGTAGAAACAAACGTCTCTAAAGCTTATACTTTTATACTCTCATTGACCGCTGACCAGACTCGTCGCATTGCAGAAAGAACCTATTGGTCTTTATCTACAGTAGACGATTTTACTGGAGAAGTTATAGAAATTAAGAGCGGAAACTTCTTTACTACACGAGTAAATAAGGCAGTAATATAATGCCCGGAATACCATTACCAGAAAAAGATATAGCTCTTCTTCAGGATACTACCCCTGATGTAATTCCAGCACCTCCAGATTATACGGACTTAAATTTTGGTACCCCTAATGACCAAGCTAACCAAGTAATTGATACGACTCTTTTACCAGGTGTTCCTGGTCAGCGTGGGCCAGCAGGTCCTGCAGGTCCAGAAGGAGACCCAGGACCTGCTGGACCTGCTGGACCTACAGGTCCTGCTGGTCCCCAAGGTCCACAAGGTCCTGTCGGACCAACACCGACTATAGCGTATACTCACACGCAAAATGCGGTATCCTCTACTTGGAGCATAACTCATAATCTTGGTTTTAGACCAAACGTAACAACTATTAACTCTGCTGGAATGAATATTGAAGGCACTGTTGCGCACACCAACGAAAACTCTTTAACTGTAACCTTTAGCATCGCCAGCAGCGGCGTTGCATATTTATCTTAGGAATGTAAATGGCTCGTAGTTTCTTAGTACCTATAAACCTTAATAGCCTTGAGCTTCAAAATTTTATTGTTCATAACATTGAAAACGACCCTACTGGGGTCGCTGGTAGACTTTACTACAATAGTACTAGTAATGCTTTAAAAGTTTACAATGGTTCTTCTTGGCTAACTGTAGCTACTGGTGGCAGCACATTTACTCTAGGTAGCACGTCTGTCTCTATTGGTGGAACTACTACAACTGTTAATGGTTTAACTCTGGGCTCATCTTCCGTATGGAATGGCAATACTATTGCAGTTGCTTATGGTGGTACTGGAACTACTACAGGCTCTATTACTGGCACTGGAGCACTTACATTTACGGCTGGTGGTTCTAACAACAACGTTAATCTAAGACCTACTGGTACAGGCTCTGTTGATTTAGGCAGCACCAACGGTAGCGATGGGTTTAGAATTACTGGACTTAAAGACCCATCTAGCGACTATGACGCCGCAAACAAAAAGTATGTAGATGGTGTTGCTGCTGGACTTAACGCACACCCTGCGGTTAACTACGCCACTACAGGTGCTCTAGGTACTACTGGCAACCTTGTTGGTGGAACTATTACCACCACTTATTCAAATGGAACTAACGGTGATGGTGCAACGCTTACTATTGCTACATCCTCTAACTGGACTGAAATTAAGGTTGACGGTGAGACTGTTACAGTTGGTCACCGTATTCTTATTAAGAACCAAGGTGGTACATCCTCTAACCTACAAAATGGTATCTATACTGTTACTAGCGTAGGTGCAGTTGGAAACACAACTTCGTTTGTGTTTACCCGTGCTACAGACTCTAACTCAACTCCAGAAGTTGCAGCAGGTGACACCACCTATGTTCTAGCAGGTACTGTAAATGGTGGAAACGGATTTGTTCAAACCGCTACAATTGTATCTATTGGCACTACAGCAATTGCTTGGTCTCAGTTCTCTGGTTCTTCTACTACAACAGCTGGTCTTGGTCTTACTCCTAATGGAACTAACCCAAACCAGATTGACGTAAATACAGGTACAGGCTTAACTATTTCTAGCGACGCGGTTGCTCTTGCAAATACCGCTGTTACCGCAGGAAGTTATGGTTCTGCAACAGCAGTTGGAACCTTTACTGTTGATGCACAGGGTAGATTAACTGCAGCTGCAAACACATCTATTGCGGGGCTTAACGCAAGCGTTATTACTGCTGGAACACTTACTGTAGGTGTTGGTGGTACTGGAGCTGGGTCATTTACTAGCGGAGGTATCCTTAGAGGCAACGGTACTAGCGCTCTCTCAGTAGCTTCCGCTGCTGATATAGTTGCTGCTATTGGTTCGACTGCTGTTACTAGCGCAACTACTGCGACTAACGCAACCAACACAGCGATTACTGATGACACTACGACTAACGCAACCATGTACCCTACATGGGTTACTACAACTACAGGTAACTTGCCTCAAAAAGTTTCATCTACAAAATTAAGTTTTAATCCCTCGACAGGAACACTTACCTCAACCGTATTTAGCGGTTCTGGTGCAAGCCTAACATCACTAAACGCTTCTAACCTATCTTCTGGAACCGTTCCTGGCGACAGAGGTGTTACCGCCGGTTCAACCAGCGCATCATTCGTAGAATATAATGGAACTACCGCAACAGCCGGCCAGTTTGATGGTGGAACTACTGCCCCATCTGGAACTACTCGCCTAAACTATGGTGGTTATCTATATGCTACTCAGTTCTATGGTAATGGAGCAAACTTAACCTCACTAAGCGGTTCTAGCATTGCATCAGGAACTGTTGGGTTTACCTATCTTCCATCATTGTATATTGGAACTACTACTATCCAATCATCATCTGCTACTCAAGCACTAACTGGTATTTCAACAATTACTGGTGGAACTACTCTTGGGCTTCTAGCTCCTTCTAACGCTTCTACAGGTTATGCGGTATCTCTTACTGGTGGAGCTTCTTCTGGAACTACCGGTCAGACTGGTGGTGCAGTAACTATTACTGGTGGTGCTTCTACTTCTGGCACTAACTTAAACACTGGTGGTTCAGTAACTATTACCGGTGGTGCATCCAACACCTCTGCAGGTATTGGTGGTAGCGTCTCCATAAATGGAGGTGCTGGTAGCATAGGAAATGGTAACGGGGGTATCTCAATTGGTACCGCTAATACTGACTCAATTCTTATTGGTAATGCTGGTGGTGTTGTTTACACTCAAATTACTGGAACTGTAAAACTTCCTTCAGTTGGAACTTCTGGATTTGTTAAGCTTGGTGCTGGTGGACAGCTTTCTCCTGACACAAACACTTACTTAACCTCAAGCACAGGTGTTACTACTGTAAACGGCTCTTCTGGAGCTATTGGTGCTACGGCTAACTCTAATGGTGCAATAACTCGTTACTACAGAGCAACTAACTCTGCCGGTCAAACCACAACTATTAACCACGCACTAGGTCAGTGGGTTTTAGTTCAGGTATTTAAGACTAGCGATGGAACTATTGCTGATACTGACATCACAAATACTTCTACTAGCGGTGGAACCACTACTGTTGGATTCGCAGTTGCACCTGCCAATGCGGGAGACTACACAATCGTAATTATTGGCTAGGATTAAACCATGGCTAGAAGTATACTCACTCCGCTAACTATAACTACTGGTGGAAACACTATAACATCCTCCGCAGCTGCATCAGTGCCTTTGGTACTAAAAGGTGCAGCTAGCCAGTCTGGAAGTTTGCTGTCTTTTCAGAACGATAGCGGAACCGTTATAGGTAACTTCACCGCTCCAGTTAACAACGTCCCTAGACTAAATCTCGGGTCAACTGATTTAGGTGCAACTGTAGGTATCAACGGTCACGCAACTGGTGGAGTCACACTAGCTATTAAAGCAATCGCGTCCCAGACCGCCGATATGCAACAGTGGATTAACAGCGGAAACTCCGTGCTTGCCAAGGTAGACCAAAATGGTTTTGCTGTGTTTGGTGGAGCCACAGTACTTTCTAACTCTGTTCTTTCTGTGTCCCCTTATGGAACTACGCAAGTAGGATTAACCATAAAGGCCACTAGCGGTCAAAGTGCTAATCTACAAAACTGGCAGGATAGCACACCCACTACAGTTACAAGCATAAACTCCGCTGGCTTATTCTCTACTACTAGAAACATAACAATTGCTGAGACAAATGCTGGAGAAAACGCGCTTGTTATTCGAGCTGCTTCAAACCACACGGGCTACCTCACTCTTTGGCAAAACTCTTCTTCTGTAAACGTAGCTGGCATAAACGCCCCAGGTCAAGTATGGACTGGGTCTTCATTGCCAGTTAATGGTTCCACAACTGTTGCAATCAACACTCAAACTCCAACAGGCACAACAAATATTACAATTACAACTGCCGCAGCCCACGGTATTTCTGTTGGCCAAAACGTTACTATTGCTGGAATTACTCCGTCAGGTTACAATGGAAACTGGATTGCTCAGTCTGGAACTACTGGGTCTACCCTTGTAGTAAACATCGGTTCTAACCCCGGAGCTATCACAGTTGCAGGAACCGTTGCTCAATCCGCTCAAATATCTTCAACCCCTTCATCCACAAACGCTACTGGCTTAGTAATTAAAGCACTAGCAAGCCATGCAGCAAATTTATTTGAGGTACAGTCTAGCACCGGCTCAGTTTTAGCCAGAATTGCATCCACCGGTCAGTTCTTAGCTCCTAGCATTGTTGGTAGCGCTTTCCAAATAACTTCTGGAGGTGTGTTTTCTAATGGCTCTACTTCTGCTCCTGCAAATACACAAGCCTATTTCTTAACTACTGCTGCAACTAACGTGGGTCTTGTTGTTCGCGGTGCAGCAAGCCAATCCGCCGATACATTCCAAATACAGAACTCCTCGGGCACCGTACTAGCAAAAGTAGACTCTGGTGGAGTTATTTCTACAAGCAGTTTTTATAACTTTACTAACTCAACAAACGGTATTGCTGTTCAAGGAACTTATGCATTGCGGTTCAATGGAACTTTGTCAAACTTTGGAACTGGAACAGTCACTGGTACAAAAGTAGCTATAACTAATGACACCGCTGGTAATACAGGTTTGCGTGTTCAGGGTGCAGCAAGCCAAACAGCCAATCTCCAAGAGTGGCAGGACTCAAGCGGAAACGTTCTTTTAGCTATTACATCAAGCGGAGGAATTGGAACCTCCGGGTTAACCGCAATAAGAATAGACGCTAACAGAAACGTAGCACTTAATTCAAACTCTGGTTCATATGGAAATGGTCAAGCAGTTACGTTTATTGGAAATGCCACCACGGCACCAACAGCCAACCCAACTGGCGGTGGAGTTCTTTTTGTTGAAACAGGCGCTCTAAAGTACCGTGGAACATCTGGCTCTGCTGCAACAATTGTAAATGCTGATGGAACTATGTCGGGTGGTGGTGGCTCATTTACTGGCGGTACACTAACAAGCAACCTCACTCTAGCTGCTGGAACAACTTCACTTTCACCACTAACATTCCAGTCAGGAACAAACCTGACCACAGTTACTGCTGGTGCTAACGAGTATGACGGAACGGTTTTCTATCAGACCTCTAACACTAACCCTGGTAGAGCATTAGCAACACAAAACTACTATTACGCTTCTAGTTCCTCTTGGTTGCCAGATTTCTTTAATTCTGGAAGCGTTCAAGGTATGCTTGGTGGTGCTACAAAAGGCATTACTCTTGCTGCTGGAACTACTTACGAGTATGAACTTTATGCAACTGTTCAACATCAGTTTATTTCTAATACTGGTGTCACAGGAACTTATCAAATGGTATCTAGTACAGTTTCTGGTTCTCCTACAGTTGCCGTAGTTCATCAGGTAGATTATGGTAGCAACACCACAAACTTTACAACTGCAACAACTCTAACCACTGTTAGGACCACAGGAACAGTAGTATTTTCTGCAGCAATATCTTCTGGTTCTAGATATAACTTCTTGAGGGCTAAGGGTATAATTAGAGTAACCGGAACAGGAACAGCAAAAGTATATCCGGGAATATCTACATCTCAAGTTGGAGCGTCTGACAATATTTGGACAGTTCAAGAAGGTTTAGTATTCAAATTAACTCCAATTGGAAATGGTACAGCAACTACTGTAGGAACGTGGGCATAATGAATGAAATAAAAGAATTACTTGAAACATGGAAAGAAGAAGGATTAGTAAATCCAGACTCTTTAGAAAAGGCTTATGATGCCCTTATTGCGCTTGTAAATAAGGTTGAAGAGCTTGAAGCTCAAGTTCAGGCTCTTTCAAACTAAATTTGCCCCTACAATTAATATAGAACTTTAGGAGATATCGTGGCTTATCCATCCGAAATAAAGTCGTTTACTTTTAAACGAAACAACATTGATAAAGTCGTTGCAGACGACGTAAACGTTCTGTATACAGAAGTTACTGCTATTGAACAGCAACTTGGAGGTGTGGGCTCTGGTGGTATTGGTGTTACAACAAGTACTTGGGGTACAGGTACTTTCAGCACCTCTGTGGCTAACTGGTTTGTAAATGATGGATTAGCTGCTAGACTAAAAAATATTGAGGCTGGATTATACGCAACCTTAGTTACTGGCTCTGCTTCTGCAGCCAAACTAACTACCCCAATTTCAGTTAATGGAACTACTGGAGTAGATTGGTCTTCTTCGTCATATACTTTTACTGCAGCTGCAGGCACTCTAACTGGAACTACACTTAACTCAACTGTAACGGCATCAAGCCTAACTTCTGTTGGAACGTTAACTAATTTAGTTGTAACAGGCTCATCGGGAACATCGGCACCTATTAAACTATCTTCTGGTACTAATATAGGTACTTTAGCAGCTGGTGCTATTGAATATGATGGAAACGTCTTTACTTTTATACCAAATACTTCAACTGGTAGAGCAATTACTCCCTCTTCTTATTATTACACTTATTACGGAAATTCAGGTGCACTTGGAGGAATTACTTCTCCATATGGTTTTAAACGATTGACTTTGGCTGCAAATACTGCATACGAATATGAAGGTATGTACGTTTTTAGTTTTAATGATGCTGCTGATGTGTCCCCAGTAAGCTCTTATCCAATATTTAAGATACAAGGAACAGCAACTATTGCTAATAGTAATATTGACGTTGTTTTTTGGTGCTCTACTTTAGGGTCACTAACTGCAACATCAGCTAGAAGCATCTCCGAGGTTGTTACTGTAGGAAATACTAATATTAATTTAGAGAATACTACAGCCAATACCTCTCTTAGAGTTGGAGTAGTTAAATGGAAAGGCATCTTAAGAAATCAACAAGCTAGTACTGGGACTGTATTTGCAACTATTCTTGGAAGTGCGGCTGGCTCACAAACAATTCTAAAAGATGGTTCTTTTATAAAACTAACTCCTATTGGAATAGACACTGTAGCAACTGTTGGTGTGTGGACTTAATGAGAGGCGCTAAACTTCAAGGAAGGTTTAACCTAGACTACGAAAGTAAGTCTATGTATGAAGGCATAGCCGAGGACCTTGGAGGCACCGTAGGTGTAGAGGTGGACTGGTTTAGATGGCAAAATTATTACCTAGAAGAAAATTTTGATGATATTGTAGACCCAATTTATGACGTTTCATCTTCAGAGCCTAATAAAGGTAGAAGATGGATGCTTCCATTTAAAATGCCTGCAGTTATGGCCCAGTTTGTTCGTGGTACCAACGTCATGAACGAACGTGGTTTCTATGTAACTGACACACTTCGCCTAGTTATTAACATTGGCGATGCACAAAGACTTCTTCCAAGTCTAATTACTGATTCAAACAATCATATTAAAGATAGAATTATATATCGTGGAGAAGTTTTTGTTCCTACACGAGTTCTTCCTCGTGGCTCATTTGGATACAACTTTGCTGTTCTAACTGTAGACTGCAACCAGATGAACCCAGAAGAACTAGTAAACGACCCGCAATTCCAGACATATGCCTCAGCATCTGTCCCTAATCCTAGGATTAATAATGGCTAAAGTAAAATTAAAAAGTATTAAAACTAATGAACAAAACCCCAAAGATAATATTGGTAGGGGTGGCAAAGTAGTTATGGAACGCCATAAAGGCAATGTTCCTAAAAAACCACTTAAAATGAAGAATCTTCAGAAGAGGAGTAAATAATGACTAGTCACAAGAAAACCCATTCAAAGAAAGACCCACGCTTAGCTCGTGCCGGAGTATCTGGGTATAATAAGCCAAAGCGTACACCTGGAGCTAAAAAGTCACACATCGTGGTTGCTAAAGAAGGTGACCAAGTTAAAACTATTAGATTTGGTCAGCAGGGTGTTTCAGGCTCGCCTAAGAAAAAGGGTGAATCAGAGGCTTACCGTAAGCGCCGTGAGTCCTTTAAGGCTCGTCACGCAAAGAACATTGCCAAGGGCAAAATGTCTGCGGCTTACTGGGCCGATAAGGTTAAATGGTAATGCCTAAGATTAGAACTCAAGATGGCGTAGGCCACAAAGTTACCAAAAAGAAAACCGATAAAGGTATTGGTAAAAAGGGTGACATTATTGTTGACCACACCTCAAAGCAGGGTGGCAAGTACGATAAAATGAATCTGACCAAGGTTGCTGGGTCTAAAACTGTTAAAGAAGGCGTTAAGGCAACTCGTAAATGGCACAAAGAAAACCCACAGAAGAAGGCTAAAAATGGCAGCAAAAAAACCAGTAAAAAAGACTAAGTCTAAGGTTAACGAAGCTGGCAATTACACCAAGCCAGAACTCCGTAAATCATTATTTAAAAAGATTAAAGCAGGAACTAAAGGTGGAGACCCAGGTGAATGGTCTGCTCGTAAAGCTCAGCTTCTTGCTAGTGAATATAAGAAGGCTGGCGGAGGCTACAAGAACTAATGGCTAAAGCAAGGTCCCAGCAGTCCCTAGATAAGTGGACTAAGGAGAAGTGGAGAACCTCAGATGGTAAACCATCTAAGGGTAAAAAACGCTATCTTCCTTCTGCTGCTTGGGATGCTTTAACTCCTGCAGAAAAGAAAGCTACTAACAGGGCTAAGGCTAAAGGAAACAAAAAGGGCAAACAATTTGTAGCCCAGCCAAAGAAAATTGCTAAGAAAGCTGCAAGGTACAGATAATGGCAGAGACTAAAAGATTTGGTCCATATAAAGGCTCTAAAGCCAATGGTGGTCGTCCTATCTACGTTTACAAGACAAAGGGCAAAGATGGTAAATGGCATACTACTTCTAAAAATAAAGCTCGTGCAGAGTATGAAGAGAAAAATGGAAAATTACCGCGTAATGTAGATGTAGACCATAAAAACAATAAACATGCTGATGACCGTAAATCTAATCTAAGGCCGTTAAAGCATGGTAAGAACACCGCCAAAGAAAACAGGCGGAGAGCAGGAAAGAAATAATGGCTAAAGAAAAAATGTGTTCATGTGGAAAGTGTGCTGCCTGTAAAGCTCGCATGAAAAAGAAGGGTTCAAAGACTACTAAGCTTGCTGCTATGTACGGCGACAAGAAGAAGGTTACCCGTGGCGATGTGATTACTGCCGCCAAAATGAAAAAGGGCAAGAAGTAATGGCAAGTAAAAAGAAATCCGTTCCTGGTGAAGGAACCCGGTTTAAAAAGCTAGAAGCTAAACTAGAGAAGTCTGGTAAAAGCGAAAAGGCTGCTAAGGCTATTGCTGCTGCTATTGGACGTAAAAAGTACGGCTCATCTGATATGGCAAAAGCCTCAGCTGCTGGTCGTAAAGGTAAAGTTCACCGTATGAAGAAAGGTGGCAAATAATGACTGATTGTACTTGCGAAAATTGCCAATGCAGTAAAAAAGAAGAAAACAATGGCTAAAGAAATTAAGATTAAAAAAGCTAAAAATACTAAGCTTAAAGTTAAAGCTAATCCTCTAACTAAATCGCATAATGTCGGTAAAGTTAACTCTAAAAAAGCCTCTAAACCGGGCAATATGCCCTCTAACTATGGAGTGAAGTAATTATGGCTAAGAAGTGTGGTTGTGGCGTCTGTCCGGCTTGTAAGGCCTCTAAGAACCCAAATATGAAGCGTAAGCAAACTCTTACGGTTCGCAATAAGCACAGTAATGCAAAAGCAAGAAAAGGAAGTAAATAATGGCTAAAAAACCATCTTATGAAAAGGGGAAATATACCGAATCTAAGGACAAGAAAAAGGATGCAGCAATGCTCCGTAAGGCTGGTCTAACTGAAAAGGATGAGAAGAAGGCTTTTGAAAAGGCTGACAAGGCTCACGGTGCTAAGAAGAAGCCTAAGACTATGGCTGAAGACAAGAAAATTGATGCCAAGATTATAAAAGGAATTAAGGCTAAAGAAGCCGCTCACGAAAAGCGTGAGGGTAAAAAGGGCGAAAAGGCCGAAGAGAAGCGTGAAAAGAAGTATAAAAAGAAGTAGTTCAACACAAACAAAGTTTAGCCAGCGTAATGCTGGCTTTTCTTTTATTCTTGAAGTATAGGAACCGTGCGGAACCTATCTACTTATGTAGTTTGCGCCTGTAAAGGATTTTGCGATGTCTTCTCCAGAATTTAAACCCTGGTGGACGAAGGTAAATGAGTACTTGGATTTCCAAGAAAGAAACCAGTTTCTTCAAGGAGCCAATGGAATTAATCCAAACCTTCGCCACGATATACTGATGGGTATGCTTAGCTCAGGCTACATAAATAATAAATTCGAAAGACCGCAATCCCATACAGGTAAGAAACCATAGTGTTAGACTTTTTAAAGCCCGCATTTCAAGACGCTAAAAAAGACTTAGTTAAAGAATTAACTAGGCAGGTGCGTATCTATACCCAAAATCAGGGATGGCCAGCAGAGATTGCCAGGTCTTTATCTGTAAAAGATAATAAAACTTCTTTTAAAATATCCAGCTACCCATCTACTAAGGACCAGGTGTTTGACCTGGAACATCTGGGAAATGAAAACACAGCAAAGGGCTCTTTACGTAAATTCGGTAATATGAATACAGAATTTGGACGAGTATTTGTTGTGCTATTTGATTCTAGAGTTAGAAGGGCCAAGAAATGACTTTTCTTTTAGCTGAAGATGAGGCACTACGTAAAAAACTTCAAGGAATGACTGTTAGTGACCAGAAGTCAGAGGGTCAGGATGTTCCTAGGCAAGTTTCTGTATGGTTTGGCCAACCAGACCAAGAAATTAGAGCTCAAAGTTTTCCTTATATAACTATTGACATGATTGATATTCAAAGAGACACCGCTAGAGAAATGCGTGGTCTTGTTAACCCAGACTATCTTCGTCCTGACTCTATTGATATTGAAACAGAAGATTTTCTTGTTGATATTCCTATTCCTGTTTATATTGACTATCAAATTACAACCTACTCTCGCCATCCAAGACATGACCGAGATATTTTGGCACAACTTCTTACAACGAAGTTTCCAATGAGATTTGGCTATCTAGAAATCCCAGAGAAAAGTGTAACAGTGGGAAATACCACTACTAACACAATTACTCTAAGAAGACTAGATGTCATGAACGTCGCCAAGCGTGACGTAACTGAACAGGCAAAGCGTCTGTTCGTAAACGCAATCTCTGTACGAGTCTCATCCGAGGTCGTGCAGGGACTATTCCGTCAACTTTACAAGGTGCAAACAGTTACTGTCAGTCCTCCTTCTGGTGAATACGCAGATGCCGGTTGGGATGGTTTGAATGAGTTTACTATATCGACAGAAGACGTAACCCCCTGAAATAAATATCTAGTTAAGGAGAAAAAATGGCGACTTATAATCGTCCCGGAGTGTTCATCAATGAGCTTCCACTGGCCGCAGCACCAGTAACTACAGCTGCAACAGCCAACGCGGCAGGTGCAGTTGTTGCATCTTTCGCTAAAGGCCCTGACCAGATTACTAGAGTAACGTCATGGTATGACTTTACCCAGAAGTTTGGTAATTATGATAAAGAATATCCTGCAACATTTGGTGTGGGTTCATTCTTTAAAAATGGTGGAACTGAGCTTTATGTAAAGCGCGTTCTTCCAGCCGCATCAAAGAAGGTTGCAAAAGCTACTCTAACTATTGCTTCTGGTGGTTCTGGTACTCTATGTACTTTTGCTGCTAAGAACCGCGGTGTTAGCGGAAACAGCCTTCGCATCAAAGTTACCCCTTCAAAGACAATCAGAGAAGCAGGCTACTATGACCTAAGAGTTTATGTGGAAAATGCAAATCCAGCAACTCCTAGCGACACTAATGATGACATTCTAGTTGAAGAGTTTAATGGAATTGTTTTCCACGATGCTTTATCTGGAGATTATGTAACTACTGTTTTGGGCTTTAACTCTTCTTATGTAAAAGTTCTAGAAGGAGTAGTAACTGAGTATGACGACAATGGTGTTGAAATTAGCCCAAAGGTAAACTACACTGTAGCAAAGAATGTTGCTTATATTCCTAGCTCAAGCGTAGTCTCTTTTAGCGGTGCACCAACAACTGCACGTAGCCTAACTTATGCTGACTACACTGGAAACACTGTTTATAACCCAGTTGCAGGAACCGGTACTTTTGCGGTTTCCGATTGCTCTGTTATCAAAGAGTTTGAAGTAGTTAACCAGCCACTAGTATTCTTCCTTCCAGATGTAGTTGGAACTGTAAAGAATAACTCTGTAGCTAAAAGCGCAACCATCACTAACAGTGCTCGTACTGGAAGTCTAGTAACCATTACTACTTCTGAAACTCACGGATTCCTTGCAGGAGATACCGTAGTAGTTGCAGGAACTAATGGAAACCCTTCTATCGAGGGAACTTGGGTAATTACCGAAGTTAATGCTGGAGCTAAAACCTTTAAGTATAACAGCACTGCAACAGGCACCATTACTTCTGCAGCCGATACTGGTACTGCAGTCGTTAATCCAACTGGTGGTTGGGGAGTAGCGCAGTACGTTTACAAGGCTCTTCTAAACTGGGTTGAGACTGACGATTCAAGTAAGCGTCACTTTGTGATTGTTGAAACTGAATCTGACTTGACTGTTAACCAGGCGCTTACCGCATCAGGTGATTTAGTTGAAGTTAGCCGTGGAGCCGTTTATTACCCACACATCTACATTAAAGACCCACTAGGTAGGTCTGGAAGTTCTATCCGTAAGATTGGTCCATCAGGTCCTGTAGCAGGTTTGTTCCTTGCAACAGACCGTCGTGTTGGTCCATTCAAGGTAGCTGCCGGTATCGACTCTCAGGTATACGATGCACTTGCTCTAGAGCGTGCATTTACCCCAGCAGAGCTTGACCAGTTAAACTCTGGAACTGATTCTACTGGTTCTATTAATGGAAAGAATGTTGTAAACGCTCTTCGTAACCTTCCAGGTGCTGGAATTGTTGTAATGGGTGGACGTACTCTTCTTCAGGATGGTACTGCAAACCGCTACATCAACATGCGTCGTTCACTATCGTATATTGAAAAGCGTCTAAATGACCTTGCATCATTTGCGGTATTTGAAAACAACACAGAGACCCTGTGGTCTAGACTCATCACAGTTCTAGGTGTATTCCTAAACGACTACCGTAACCAAGGTGGTCTGCGTGGAACTACTCCAGAACAGTCATTCTACATTAAGTGTGACGATGAAAACAACACCCCTACAACAATCGCTAATGGAGAGGTTCACGTCGAAATTGGTGTGGCTCTTGAATACCCTGCAGAGTTTGTTGTCATCAACCTCAGTCAAAAGACTGCAGAATAACCGAAGGAGATATAATAAATGGTTAATGGACCTACAATTATCAATAACCGTTCAACTCTTGAGACCGACCCAATCAGAAACTTTAGGTTCCTGGTTACCTTTAAGCCACTAACTGGTGGTAACGCAGGTGGCGGCTCATGGTTGAAAACCCCAAAGGTGACTGTTGGCTTCACTTCGGTATCGGGTCTTTCGGTTACAACCGATAGCATCCCTTACCGTGAAGGTGGCTACAACACCACTGTACACCAGATTCCTGGTCAGACAACCTTCTCACCTATCACATTGCAGCGTGGTGTTCTACTAGGAACTCCACAGCACTGGGACTGGATGCGTAAGTTGTTTGCTACCGTTCAAAATGGAACTACTGCTCGTCAGGGTGAAAACTTCCGTGCAGACGTAGAAATCGAAGTACTAACTCACCCAATCGCAGGTTCTGGTGGTAACAACGAAGAGTTGACCACTGCGAACTACAAGGACCACGTTTCAGCTCGTTTCCAGGTCTACAATGCATGGCCAACTGCTGTTGCATACTCTGACCTAAACGCAGGTGACAACGCTCTGTTTGTTGAGCAGATGACTCTTGTTCATGAAGGTTTCGACATGAACTGGGCTACTGACCTAACAACAGCTGGTTCTGCTCCAAAGTTTAAGTAAAGTAAAGGATAAATATGGAAAACAATACACAATCAGCAAGTGGTTCAGAAATTAATAATGACCTTATTAACAAAGTTCTACAAAGCACGGAACAAAATTCCGCTACAATTCTAACTTTAGAAACTCCTTCGGATGTTTTGGTGACCCTCCCTGCTGGATTTATAAACTCCAATGGGGAGGTCATCAAGACTGCAGAAGTTCGTGAGCTAAACGGTAAGGATGAAGAATACATAGGAAAAACCAATAATATTGGAAAAGCTTTTTCTACTATTCTTAATCGTGCCGTAGTTAAAATTGGTGACATTCCTACTACAGAAGCTATTCTAGACTCATTACTATCTGGGGATAGAGACGCTCTTATGGTTGGAATTTTTAAAGCAACTTTTGGCAATACAGTTGAAATTGCTTGTTACTGCGGTGGGTGTAACGATTTTAAAGACGTAGAAGTTAATATTGACCGTGATATTAAAAGTAAAATTCTAGTTGACCCTATTGCTGACCGTACTTTTACAGTTCAAGGAAGGTCTAGCGTCTATGACGTTACTCTACCAACTGGTGTAGTGCAAAAAGAACTTATTGCTAATAATGACCGTAATGGTGCCGAGCAAACCACTATTCTTTTGCAGCATACAATTCTTGAAATTGATGGAAAGCCTGTTATGGGTAAAGCTCAGGTTCAAGCAATTGGTTTAGCTGACCGTAAAAAAATTAGTGATGAAATTGTAAAGCGCCTTCCTGGCCCACAGTTTGAAGACATCGTAATTGACTGCCCTGATTGTGAAGGAAAGGTTGTGGTTCCAATTAATCTTGGAACTTTGTTTCGCCTGTAAAACATCAAACTATTATAAGTTAATGTCTGATTGGATGGCATTATCTATAACGTTTACCGGATGGTCTTTAAATGAAATTAAAGAACTTTCGTATAAAGAAAGAAGCAACTGGCTAGAAATGGCTAGAGCTGCTGGAAAACTAGTGAGGACTTAATATGGCCGATAGCCTTCAAGGATTGATTGCTCAGCTTAAGCAGGCTGAGAAGGTCGTCGATTCATTAGTAAGTAAGTCCGCAAAAGTTAATAATAACTTAAACGGAGGGTCTGGAGGACCCGGCAGCGGCGGAATGCCTTCAGCAAAAGACATGTCTGCCGCTATGGGTAAACGCACTGCTTTAAGGACTGGTGGTAATTTAGCTGCTGGTGCTGGTACTCGAATAGGAATGGGTTTACTTGGTCTTCAACAACCAAGTTCTTTTGACATTAATGGTGGTCCTGGCCAATTTGAGCGAATGCAGGAAATTAAACGCAATAACGAAGCTAAAATGGAGCGAATGAAAGACAGAGCTCAAACGGCTTATCTTGGAATGCGTGGAATTAGTAATCGTAAAACACAAGTAATGTACGACAGCAATGGGGACCCCGTTTTAGATGCAAATGGGCAAGTTAAAATGCAGTCACGTTTTTCTGCACTATCTCCAGCCGCTCAAACAAATATTACCAGCAGTATGTATGGTATTTCTGACACTTTAAAATTAATGCAAGGTATGCAAAATGCGTTTAATACTTTCTTACCTAGTGTCGAAAAAACAATGGGAAGGGCAGCAAGCTACTATAACGCTGGAATTTATACTGGAACTGCTCCAGGAACTATACAAGACGCTACTTTTGGCCGACTAAAAGCAATGTCTGCAATAACCTCTGTTGGTTCGGATGCTAAAGTTGCTCAGCTTCTTGCTAGTAGAGGGATGTCTGCTAATCAAAAAGTATATGGAACTACCATTAATACTATTGGTAATGCTGCCAGATATATGAATATTGCTAATGAAGAAGCTGCCGCATCTATTGAAGGATTAACTAATGCTAAAGGTGCCGCTGAGATGTTGCGAAACTTTGGTATTTATACTGCTGATTTAGCTACTGGAGAAGAAAAAAGCCAAGGACAAATTTTTGAAGAACTGGCTCAAAGACTTACGGCAGGTAGAGGCCAAGCTACACAAGAACAAACACTAAAGTCTATTCGTAGAGGCGCTCTAGGAGTAACTATTGACTCTTTCTTTGCTGGAGATAAACAGGGCGCTCAGATGTTTAAGCAGTATATGGTGGACAGGTCTAAGGGCGGCAATAATGTTGACTTATCTTCATCTACTGATGTTACTAGTGCTTTAAGTTCTAAAAATCCTTTGGCTGCACAAATGGCTGTTGATACATCAGCTACTGAAGCACTAGGTATGTCTCAAGAGCAATACATAAAAGGAATTAACCAAGCAAGCAATGCTCTTCAAGTATTAAATAAAGCAGCTGGTGGGTTAGCATCAGCTTTAGGTGCCAGCTCAGCCATGATTCAAACTTTGTTTGGGTCTGATACTGTTAAGGGACTAATTGGTGGAGCAAGTACTTTAATTGATTTTACTAGTAAAGGAATTGCTGGTATAGGTACTGCTTTGATGGGAATGGACGCATTAAACCCTGCCCCTGCACTTGCTCAAGCGGGTATTATTGCTGGTAGTATGGGCCTAAGTCTAGGTGCTGCTGTTGCTACGACAGGAGTAGCACAACTAATCGGAGGATTTGGTGGATTTGGTGGTGGAAATACTGTCACTAGAAGTATTGGTGGAGTGGGTGATGGTGGCTCAGCCGGTAATTTATTTGATATGGGGCAAGTTGAATCTGGACATGGAGTTAACGAGGCTTTAGGAACTAAAAGAAGTGATGGAACGACTCACGGAGGAACTGATTACAACTACTCCTATGGAGATGCTGTAAAAGCTGTTGCAGACGGTGTTGTTACTGTAGCTGTAAACACCCACAAGTATCAAGACAATAGCGGACGTAGCATGGGAAACTACGTTTGTATTTTACACACCGCTGCTGATGGAAAAGAATACACATCAATTTATGGACATCTGTCCGAAGTGTTTGTTTCAAAAGACCAAGTAGTTACTAAAGGTCAAACAATTGGTAAAGCAGGAAATACTGGAAATACTCGACCAAAAGCAACGAACTATGACCCTTATGCCGGTACTCATTTACACTTTGAAATTAGAGAAGGAAGACAAACTGTTGGTGGAGTAGGAAAATCAGTATCTCCTCAGGCAGCAAAAACAATTGGGTCTACTGGAGCATCAACACTGGGGTCTTCAAATACTCCAGGAGCTTCAACTTCTTTTGCCTTAGACCAAAAATTAACTCAAGAGCAGTTTACTGCGGCACAAAGTCAAATGGCAGTTCCTGGTAATGTCCAAGGAGCAATGACCGCATTGGCTGGAATATACTCTGGTGACACAGATAAAATATTAAGTTCTCTTCAAGCTATGTCTGCTGGAGTTGGAGTAACTCCTAGTAACTGGAAAGCAGGATTAAGTCAAAATCCGGCTATATATTCGGGTGCAGGACCTACTCCTGGAACACCTGGTCAGCCAAAACAAAATACTGTAAATAATAATGTGAGCATTGTTGTTCAAGTTCCGGATGTTACATCCGCTGATGCAGTTAAATTTGCTCAACTTGTAAAACAATACCTAGATGATAATTCATTGCTATCTAACACCGGAGGTATCTAGTGCCTACACTAATTACTGCTAGAGACAAAGCCAAAGCAGCTGCAGAGGACAGACAATCTGCTGTTCAAGAGTTTGCTGCCTTAACCACTTATGCTACTAAAGTTTCTAATCTAAAAAGGCAAATAACTGACGTTGATATTGAAATAGCGTCAACTACACAACAAATAAAGATTCTTAGAGATGCGGACCCTAATGGAACTGTTTACTCTGTTCAACAAGAAATAGACGTTCTAGAAAGTCAGTTAGCCCAATTAAAAAATGATAGAGGGGTTATCTCTTCTAAGCTAACTTCTTTAAATTTATCTGTAAGTTTAAGTCAATCATTATCTAAACAAGAGTCTGGTATTAAAGCTAAAACTGATGCCAAAAAAATAACTAGTACAGGAACGGCTGCTTACAAGTCCATAAATAAGACTACATTTGCTCCTTTACAGTACAATGCTAGCTCGGTTAAAGAAGCATACTTTAGTACTAGAACAGACTTTATAAACAAAGTTATGCTGTCTCACAATCAACCAAGAGTAGTTCGTTCTGCTTCTGATTTATGGACTTCTGTTATTGCAAGTAAAGGAATGATTGTTACTTCAGAGCAAGTTTTAAAGGCGTGGAATTCTGGCTCAAATAAAGCACAATCAACAGACTATTTTGATAAACACAACTACGGATTCCAATTTCAATACAATCCAGGAACTGTTGCAATGAGCTATTTTACGTCACCAAACGTTGACGTAACTATGATTACCTCCGGTTCTGAAATGTTTAACTTAGCTGGTGTATCGGGTTCTCAAGGCTCTGTTTCTTTTCAAATTATTATAAATAGAATTTTTGATATGCAATATTATGATACTGACGGTAATTTGCGTAATCCAGAAAGATACTCCAAGAGGCCTGCAACAGTTCAGGAAGAAAAAGACATTTATAATAAAGGAACAATGTACGATTTAGAGTTCTTATTAAGAGTACTAATGGGAACTACTATGAGCAGCTACCTTCGAGGAGAAAACACTGCTGATATGGGTTGGCTTCCTGCTATTCCTGTAGAACTTCATTTAGGTAAATCATTACGATACCTTGGAGTGGTTAATAGTTTGAGTGTAAATCACATTATTTTTAATGAAAGAATGGTTCCACTCTTTACCACTGTCGATATAGCCTTTGCTCGTTTGCCAGATTATCCGCCTGGAGGAACAAGCAGCAGTTCTGGTGGTCAACCAGGAGCCTGGTCTACTTCAACTTCAAATTCTGGAAATAATTCTGGGTCATCTGTTGGAAGTAGCGGAGGAAGTTTACCTGGAGGTACTTACGATATGGGTAATCTTGGTGTTGGTGGCGGCTCAGGAAACCCTTACACAAATTAGGAGACAGCAATGATATATACAGATAGTAGATATGCAGATGGGTTAATACTTAAAGCCCAAGATGCAAGAACTGAAACTTATAGGCTAGCGGTTTACCGTAAATTTCCTGATGCAAAGTTTCCGTTTTATTATTACACCTGGGTACTTGGCGATAGAATTGATTTAGTTGCTAATGATTTATTAGGTAGTCCTAATTTTTGGTGGAAAATTATGGATGCTAATCCTGAAATTATTGACCCATTTTCAATCTCAATAGGTGCGACAATAAGGATTCCTAGTGTCTGATGTTTTTGTTGGTAAATATAGGAAAGGAACCAATACTTCGGTTTCTTTTCCTACTTTACCCTCTTTAAGTGCCCAACCAAGAAGAATTGACCTTATTCAAAAACAATACTCTCATGATGTTTTAGTATTAGAATACCCTGCAGAAAGCCTTTTATGGTTTGACTCACTAAAGACAGGGGTTCCTATTCAGTTTTCTTGGAACCAAAATACTCTATATAAAAATTGGATTGGATACGTGTCTTCTATTTCAAAAAACAATGCTCCTCAAAGAATGAACTCTATGAAAGTTGTTTGTGTTGGAAGCTCTTTTCCGTTAAAAGATAGGGTAGCTAGAGTATTTGAAGACTCCTCTATACCTAATGCTGTTCGTAGAATTGTTGAAGAATACGGGTTTAGATATATTGGAGATGACAATGGCCAATTATTTTCTCAGCTAACTATAGCCGGTTTAACTTATTGGGAATGGATTGTTGAACAAGCTAAACGTATTGGATATGGGATTATAGTTGATGGCATGAACTTTATTTTTAAACCGATAGATAAGCTTATAGATTTTGGGTTTAGTAGTGCTGCGGTTCTTAGTATGGGAGATGCAACTATCCCTTTTAACTCTCAGGCTTTAGATAGGACTCTTGATATTTTTAATGTTATTAGCGGAGATAACATAGAAGACACAGTTAATTTTAGAACAGTTAAAAATGTGGGTGGAGTTGACCCTGTACTAAACACCCCGTATTTTTCTGAAGCAAGTCCAGCTGATATTGGAAACGGTCTACGAAGCAATACTAGTGACGTTTTATTTTCAGAGTATAGAACAGATAGAGTTATTTCTAACTCATTATCAGCCAAAATTGAAGCAGAAGGTGCGGCAGAACTAGCAAGATTTAACTTACCAGCTAATATTATGGGTCAAGGAGACCCTAAAATTAGGCCATTTTCTACAGTATTTATTTCTGGAACGGGTAATTTAACAGATGGTTTTTGGATTGTAAAAGAAGTTAAACATATGTTCCATAAAATTGGGGAATATATGATTGATTTAAAAATAGCCACAGATGGTTTAGGGGATACCATTGAAACTTCTTTTAGAACCAGGGATTCTTCTTCAGTTGGGCTTATAAACTCTTCAGAAGCAGTAAAAAATAACGGAATTTCGCCTGTTTATTTCAACATGGACGCCGTAGAGCTAAGTTCAACTGATATGATAGTAAAAGAAGGAAATCAAGGTTATAAAAGAACTATTCAGCAATGGAAGGCACGATAGGAGTACAAAATGGCTAATTCAGAAGTTGCTTTAAAGCTACCCCTGTCTTTAGATGAGTCAGGTAATTTACGTATTGCAACTACTCAAAAGGATATTTGGGCAGACAGAGTGCGTATTGCTCTTGGAACTAGAATAACTGAGCGAGTAATGCGTCCGGATTATGGGACAACTATAGGGGCGGCTCTTTTTGAAACTGTAAGCATTACTAGTGAAGCTATTACTAAAGAGATTAGAAGAGTATTTCACGAACAGTTTTCTCTGCTAACTTTAACCTCTGTTGTTCCTTCTTATAACGAAGCTTCAAGTACACTTACTATTACCGTAATCTATTTACTTCCTAATAAAGAAGAAGTAGTTACTGAAATAGGAGTAGTAACCGTTTCTAGCACAGCCAGCCCTTTTGAGGAGTTATCATGACAGCACCAGCAAATAAAGTCCCTTTATCAGTAGACTATACTGGTAGAGACTATTACTCTCTTAGAAATCAATTAATTGAGAGAGTTAAAGAAAGAACAAACAATAATTGGCAGGGAAATGACCCCGCTGATTTTGGTGTTGCTATTATTGAGTCATTTGCATATATGGGTGACTTGATTAACTACTATATTGATAGAGTTGCAAATGAATCGTACATTAAAACAGCAACTCAAAGAGATACCCTAATTAATCTAGCCAAAATGTATGGCTATACTCCAACAAACTATGTTAGTTCGATTGTTGATTTACAGTTTTCAAGCACAAATGGCTATTACGGAAATATTGGAGCTGCAATTATTGAGTCTGGGGTAATTGGAGGAACTACATACACTAATTTAGCTAAAATTATTGTTCCTAATGACCAACCATTCTCTGTTGGAGATACTATTAGGGTAACTGGTATTCCTACTACTGTAAATGGAACTATTGCAGATACTCCTGTTGTCTATAATACAAGTGTTTATAATGGACAATTTGTTGTAGAAAGTATTGGCTATAATAATATTGGTAGAAATGTTATTTGGTACCAACCAAAAGCAACAATTAGCAACATTTCTTTAAGTGGAACAACTTTTACTGTTACTTCATCAGGCTCTTTAAATCCATTTGAGGGTCAAAAAATAAAAATAAGTGGAGTATCTGTTACTGGTTCTACTAATAATTACAATGGAAATTGGACTGTAGACTCTACAACTTCTGCAACTGATTTAGCTCCAGCAACATTTACTGTTGATGCATCTCTAAACGCTGCAGATATTACTCATATTCATTCAGATGGAACCACTGTAAGGTTTTCGGCTTGGAATGACTTTATTGTGGGTCAAAAAATAAATGTTAGAGATGTAATTAGCTCTGACAATACAGGGGGTACAGCTGGTTCTGGATACAACTTTACTGGTGCTACCGTCTCTTTAGTTAAAACAATTGATGCTTTGGTTACTGGTGCCACTTTTAGTGGAACGGGTTCTGGACAAATAGTTACCTTTAAAACAAATAAAGAGTTTGCTATTAACGATATTATAAGTATTACTGGGGTTAGAAGTGCTGGAAATCCGAATGCCACTGCAGATTTAGGGTTTAATTTTGAAGATACCATTGTAGCTAGTTCTGGTTATGATAGTGCAAATATTACAGACGTTCTTGGAAACATATCTAATACTGGTTTTATTACATTTACAACAGCTGCAGCGCACGGATTTTTTCCTGGGGAATACGTTACAATTTCTGATGTGGAAAGTACATCGGGAGGAACAACAACTTCTGTTTACGATATGCAATCAGTAAAAATTATATCTACTCCTTCAGACACAACATTTAAGGTTGAAGGTTATTTTACAGATGAGTTTGTTTCTGGTGGAATTGCAAAAAGATATAAATTTACAGTTTCTGCGCCGGCTTCTGAGCGTGGCACAGATTCTTTACCTGCTGGTGGTCACATTACTTGTAGACAATTTGAGGTAACAAGTAGTCAAAATACAACTGTAACCAGTGTTTCTGGGGCAACCGCAACTGCACAAGTTGGGGGAACGTACAGTGCCGGTGGTACTGTTTACTACTCCGAACTTCCCGCGTTACTTGTAAATGGTCAAATTAGAGAATATGGTTTTGATGTTGTTCCACAAGGAACCCAGGTTACAGCTCAAGTCACGGATGCCGGGTCAACCAGAACGCTTAGTTTTATTACCCAAAGTGACTCTATAGTTCCTTATAGAGGGTCTACAGATACTCCTGTTTTAGCAATTCAGGGTGAAGACATCTCTTTGCGTGCAGAAAACTTGGCTGATTTATCTGCAGTATCGTATGATATTCCAGGTGAAAAACTAGGATTTTCTAAAGGAACTCCTGACCAGTCCTTTTATTTAAAAGAGACTCAGGTTGATTTAAGCACTATTAAAGTTTATGTAGACAATGGCCTTGAATTTGAAGAATGGCAACAAGTACAGCATATTCGTGATTATGCTGCTGGAGATAAAGTATTTGATGTTATTGTAGAATCTTCAAATAGAATTGCAATTAATTTTGGTGATGGGATTTCTGGTGCCATTCCTACCTCAGAGGCTACTATAAAAGCTACTTATATTTATGGTGGAGGAGTTATAGGAAATGTTGGTGCTGGAACAATCACAACAATCGGAGATATTCCAGGCCTAACTCTTTCTGAGCAAACCTTATTAAGGTCAAAAATAACTGTAATAAATATGGCGGCTGCAGCCGGTGGTGCTGACCCAGAAACTAACGATAGCATTAGGTATAACACCCCACGTTCTTTAAGAAGTTTAAACAGGGCGGTTACTTTAGAAGATTTTGCTAATTTAGCATTGACTGTTCCGGGTGTTGCAAAAGCAAATGCTACTGCAACAAACAGAAGTAACGTGACCGTGTACGTTGCTCCCGTACAATCCGGGTCATCGGATTTATATCCTGGAATTATTGGTAACGTTGAAACAGGAATATATGAGATTACAACTCAATTAGACTATCTTTTAACTACTGGTGTTCCTGATTTTGTTAATGATAAAAAATCTATTGGAACAACCGTAACGTATTCTCAACCAACGTATACTAACATTTCCGCTGCAATAACATACTCTCCTTTGCCACAGTACTCAAGTGCAATTGTAGAAGCAAACCTAAAAGCTGCTTTAGTTACAGAGTTTTCTTTTAATGAGGTTCAATTTGCAGATGTAATTACTCCTGAAGAAATTGAGTTTAAACTTCGCCAAGTAAGCGGTGTAAGAAATGTTAAGATAACAAGCCTGTATAGACAAGGTGGCTCAGGCCGCAACAGCCTTGTCGGAACTCCTGATGAAATATTTGTATTCCAAGAAAGCAATATTACATTAACAAAGGCACTGAGCTTATCTACATTAACTTCTTTGACCTTAGTTGCCAAAAATTCTTCTGGCAGTGTTGTTACTCCAGTAACTTTCTCAAAGACATTTAATTCTTCGGTTTATAACTATATAATTACTGTTCCAGCAACTACTGCATCACTAACTGTAACACCTACTTCAACAGACAATACCGCATCTATAACCGTTAATGATGTTGAAATTAGTAGCGGAGATAGCTCTATAGTAACAACTCTAAACAACCCAATAATTATTACCGTTACTGCCAGTGATGGTATAACAGTAACTAGTTATGCATTAAACATTACAGGAATTTAATAATGATAAAAGACTCTTATGGTAATGCTAGATTTTATGGGGTCTACCGTGGCGTAGTTTTTGATAATAACGATAAACAAAATCTTAAAAGACTACGCCTCCAGGTCCCACAAATTTTAGCCGACCAGCCAACTCATTGGGCATGGCCTGTGGAAACTCCTGGAGTAGCCACAAACACGCCTAAAATTGGGCAGGGAGTTTGGGTAATGTTTGAGGGTGGTGACCCCTCCTATCCTATCTGGCTAGGAGTTTTTGGTACTGAGGTGGTTTAATTATGGCATTATATAACAGTTTTAAATACAATGATGGAACACTTTATGGTGACGGAAGTCCCTTAGACTATTCCGCAAGTCCGGTAGTTGCTACAGCAATAAATTATGGCCAAGTCTCTTTGTCCTATTCGGTTCCTACTGGAGGGTATATAAAGTTTAGAATAGTTAGAAATCAAGATGGATATCCTGAGACTTCTGAAGATGGAAAAATTATTTATGAAACTGATTTGGGAGAATATCCTACTGGAAGTACAATTTTAGATACAAATTTAGTTTTAGGTAGATTTGTTTACTACAGAGTTTGGATTCAAAGAACTGCAAATTCATATTGGGAGCCTGCCGGAGATGCAATAACTCTTATGCCTTTAAAACACACACTAACTAGCGGAAACAATGTAGTTAAAAGTGTAACTGGGTCAAATGGAGTAACTTATGATAGCCCAATTGCTGATGACGTGGAGTTTTCTACTACACATAAACGATTTATGTCTTATTTTCCAGCTGTTTTAACCAGTATGTCCTTGTCTCCTTTAGATGAAATAAATACAAATTACAGCTATATTGAACCAACAGGTTATCAAGAAAATTCTTTAATTTCTAGGTTTTTTGAAGGATTTTCTTTTAGTATAGATGAGTTTTTAACTTTTGCTAAAATAATTGTTCCTGATGTTAGTGGAGCAAACTCTTCTCCATCAATCATAGGCTTAAAATCTTTTGAACTAGGAATCAAGCCTTATAATGAACTAGCGATTAAAGCTCAAAAAAGACTTGTAAGAGATGCTGTTGCTATTTACTCTAAAAAAGGAACTATTGATGGTTTAACTTTATTTGTTAAAGATTTAACTGGTTATAAAACCCAAATTACAGAAACAACTAATCTTATGCTTTCCTATGAAGAAAGCACTTTTAAAATAGAGTCTTGGGATTCTGGTGACCCTATTGGAAGTTGGATAGCTGGAGATGGAGTAACCTTAGAGGTATCAACTAATACTCCTCCTAGTTTAACAAATTCTTTAGACACTGTTTATTCTTTGAAGGCCGTGGCTACAGGGGCTTCGCAATATATTGCTTATGGAATAAATAAACCAATTACAGATGCAATTCCTGTTATTCAAAATTCAAACTATTCCTTGTCTTTCTATTGCAAAGGTCCTAGTAATTTAACTATGACGATTACTTGGCATGATAGATTAGGTAATAGTATTTCTACAAGTTCTAACTCGGCTACAGTTTCTAGCTCAGCCTTTCAAAGACACCAAGTACAAGCAAACTCTCCAACAGGAAGTGTGTACGCATCATTTAAATTAGAGTTTGCTTCGACTGGTTCAGCAACTTATTATTTTGATTCATTCCAGTTTGAACCTGCTATTCCAGCAACAGAATATTACGAACCTCGTGGAGTATTGGTCTCTCTTTTGCCTGATAAGATAAACTTTATTAAAAACCCTTCTTTTGAAGTTGATTCTGCTGGCGTTCCTATATCTTGGACATTTACTAATCTAACTGCTGTAAAAGTAGAGAGTAGCTTAGATGAAGCCCCAGGTTCAGAGCATATGGTTAAAATTACTACTCCAGGTTCTTTTCCCTCTGGACAGGGTGTGATAAGTTCAACTTACACTGGGACTGCTCCAACATCCAACTTTTATACTTTTTCTGTATATGCCAGAAGTTTAACTGGAGACCAAGTAGTTACTTTAGAGTTGAATGCTAATAGTGTGCCTTCAAACGTGTTTAGTTACGCTGAGGCAACGCTAACTTCTGAATGGCAAAGGATTTCTGTTTCAATATACTCCCCAAATATTCCTGGACAACTAGTTGCTAAAATTAAAACTCTAGTTCCAAATGCTGTTTTTTACTTAGATTCTGCTCAGTTAGAGGAAGGCTCATCTGCAACAGACTATTTTGATGGAGATAGGACGTACGATGGAAGTGTTTGGTTTGATACGGCCAATCCTGGAGCCTCTATATCTGGACATTATTCAAATAGAGACCAAAGAATTGCTCATTTAATGGACTCTATTAAAGAGTACCTTCCTGTAGGAACTCCATATTATGTTACTTTTTATGGTAGCGATACATATACAGAAGTTGCGTTATCTGGAATTGCATAGTAATATGTAGTTATGGATACTTTAATTACAGTTATTATTGTGGGTATGGCTACTGGTTATATCCTTGAATTTATTGGTTCTTTTCTTAAAAGCGATAGATGGCTAAAGCTGGTTTTAACTTTGCCACTATCCTCTACGCTAGTTTGGATAACAGGGGTTTCTGGACTTATGATTGGCGTTGTTGGATTGGCTTCAGCGTTTTTTGCTCTTTCTATTTTGCATTTATTAAATAAGTCTGTTACTATTAACACCATAACCCGTCGTTAATAGGAGAATGGTGAATAAATGGAGTGACGATGATGATAATTTAATGGGATTTGGATTACTTGATGGTGAAGTTTCTGGCCAAAAATCTAAACCAACAGTAAAAAAGAACCCTAAAACTCGTCATCAGAGGGCGAAAGAAGAATGGACTCCTGCAGATGTTGCAGCTGAGTTTAGTTGGCGTATCTACGACAAGGTTCGTGGTATACCAAATATGATAAATACCAAAACTCTTACTATTCTACTGGCTAAGAATCGTAGAGATTTTGGTATTACTGCAGTTACTGAACTTGAATTACTTGACAAATTTATAGGTGATGAAAGAAACTTAATAGCAGTTAAAAGACAACCAAGTAAGACTATTAATATCTTTATGGTATTTATAACTAATAATGTCAATAAGATAAGTCAAACTAGTCAGGTAGTCATTGAAGAAGAAAATAGTAATTTAATAGCTAGTGATGGTAAAACATTTGACAATACTATCATTGGTAGGGCAGCATTAGAACGTTATGAGTCTAAGTTAGGAGGACAAAAATGACATATGACATTTCACAATTAGACCCAATCAAGAGGCACTGGCTTCTTCGTGGGGCAAACATTCCTAGGAGGTTTATTGGCCTTGAACCTCAGGACATTATTCACACAACAGGCGAGTTTCCAGAAGAGATTGACATCTGGCTAGAACAAGTTTTTGAGGGCAAGGTTATCAAACAAATTGGTGGTCTAGGTATGACTGGTGTTGGTCTACTATTTGACGGTGGTCCAGGACTTGGAAAGACTACTCATGCTGTTGTTGCTCTTATGGAACTTATTCGTAATCTACCAGTTAATGAAGATGAGGCCAGGGAGGTTCTTGCTATGAGTCCAGAAACTTTTGGTATGCAATCTCGTCCTATTTATTACATGACTTTTCCTGAGTTTCTTAGCAGGAAAAAAGCAATCATCGATGCCGAAGGTGAGCTGCGTAAGGACCTTTATCGTGAGATGGAGGGTTTCCATGGCCGTGCAAAAGAGGACTACTTAAACGTTCGTGTTTTGGTTCTTGACGACCTTGGAAAAGAGTACGGTTCAACTTACAATGACAGCTCATTTGACGAAATACTTCGTTCCCGCTACGATAAAGCATTGCCAACAATTATTACCACTAATGTGAAGCGTGAAGACTGGACAGCACAGTATGGGGCAGCAATGGGCAGTTTTGCTCATGAAGCATTTACTCGTGTTCGTATTGACGGTCAAGACCTTCGTAAAACCAAGAAAGGAAAATAAAATGACTAAAGAATGGCGCACTGTACAAATATTTCTAGAACCAACTAGTTTCAAAATCTATGAGGTTGAACTCGACACTGCCTCATCTACAAATATTCGTTGTAACTGTTCAATTTTTGTTGAAAACAGGACCTGTAAACATTCAAGATATGTTCAAAATCATATGAAGAAAAACAATGGACACTATGCTATTCAGATTTCTAGCAGTGTAACTGATACAGATGTTCTAGAAGCTATGCAAAATCCAGACACATTCAGGTATTTTGTAATTAAGAATGCAAAAATAGAGGTTCTACACTAATGAAGGGCGGAGACATTTCAAATGAAACTCCGCCACGCATTATAGTTTTAATTAATGTTGTTGGAGAGATTGAGTCTGTTAAAGTTAAAAAGAACTTTCTACAACAAGAATCAAAACAAGTAATTAAAAAACTTGATTTACGTTCTCTTTCTCATTTGTGGAATTTAGCGAATAAATACGGATTAGCTGTTGAGCTGGCTGCATTTGAGGATGAGGGATGGTCCCAAGAAGACTTAGATAAATTAATGGAGTCTTTAGAGCGTCGTATATCAAATCCTTTTAATTACGCTGAGGTGTACACTGATGTCGATGAGTTCATCTCTTTACTCCCATACAGGGCAAATCTAAAAGGCGTAGTAGATATTCCAGGAAGAGTTGCAATGTATGGGTCCTGGGGCTTAGAATTAAATAACTTATAGGAGGCAAAAAATGGCAGCAGATAACGAATACCGTTTAGTCAGCAAGGTTATTCTTGACCGCAATATTATTCCAGTATTGGAACGCGGTATCAAAGATGACTGGATTGTTGATGATGATTTACGTCGTGTATGGAAGTTTGTTCGTGAACACTACGCTAATTATCGTGAAGTTCCGACAGCCGTAGCGGTAAACGATAACTTTCCAAATTTTAAAACACTCAAAGTCGAAGACTCTCTCGATTATCTTATTGATAAGATGGTTGAGTTTCGCCGTCGCACTTTAACTAGGAACAGCGTAGAAGACGTGGTTCTTGCTTTAAACAGTAATGACCATGAAGGTGCTTTAGCAGAGATGTCTCGTGCAATTACTATTGTAAATGAACAAGGTATCATCGGTACTACTCACGTTGATTTGAGCAAAGACCCTGACCGTCGTTGGGAAGAGTACGAGAATCTTATGAATGCCAAAATGCTTGGTGTTCCTACCGGATTCGCAAAGATTGATGAGGCTACAGCTGGATTACAGGGCGGTCAGTTGATTACTGTTATTGCTCCACCAAAGACCGGTAAGTCGCAGATAGCACTTCAGATGGCTATCAATGTTCATTCTGCAGGATTAGTTCCTATGTTCCAGTCGTTTGAGATGAGTAACCGTGAACAGTCTCAACGTCACGATGCGATGCGTGCACATATTTCTGCTGGTCGTTTTCGTCGTGGTAAACTAAACACGTCAGAAGAAGACCGTTTAATTAAACTTTATGACGAAATGAAGACTGAGCATCCATTTCATTTGGTTGATGCTGTGAATGGTTTGACAGTTGATTCGCTGGTCGCAAAAGCGGAGCAGCTCAAGCCGGACGTACTTTTTGTGGATGGTGTTTATTTGATGATGGACCAGGTGACTGGTGATGCAAACACTCCTCAGGCTTTGACTAATATTACTCGTGCTTTGAAGCGTGTGGCTCAGAAGTTGGATATTCCGGTTATTATTACAACACAAACATTGTTGTGGAAGATGAAGGGTGGCAAGGTTTCTGCTGATTCTATTGGTTACTCGTCTTCGTTCTTCCAGGATTCGGATGTTATTTTGGGTTTGGAGCCGGTTGAGGCGGATGATGAGATTCGTTTGTTGAAGGTTGTTCAGGCCCGTAACTGTCCTCCATCGGAGACCTCTATTACTTGGAAGTGGGATACTGGTTGTTTCCATGATGAGACTGCTGCTGGTTCTTGCAAGTTTTGTACTCCTTGGTCAGGTAAGTTCTAATGCTTGTTGATATCCCGTTAGTTCTGGATGCGCTTGGCATTCAGTACGATGAGCGTGGTGTTGAGGCACACGCGTTGTGCCCTATGCATCACGTTCGTACTGGTCGTTCAGATAACTCTCCGTCTTGGTGGATTAACACTGAGACGGGTATGCACATTTGTTTTTCATGTGGATATAAGGGTAACCTGTTTCAGCTAGTTTGTGATATTAATGAATTTTATAAAGAGGTCTGGGGCACCGCATCTGAGTATGATTATGTTGCTGCTAGGATATGGCTGTCTCAGGTTTCTGAAATTCCTGCTGAAAAGCTTTTGGAGATGGTCCAGGCTTTGCCTAATCGTATTGAGGCTATTCCTAAGCCTATTCCGATGTCTGAGGCTAGGTTGGCTATTTTTGTTTCTCCTCCTGTTGAGGAGTTAGCTAAAAGGAATATCTCTGTTGATGCCGCTAAGCAGTACGGTATTTTGTGGGATGCAAATAAATCAAATTGGATTCTTCCGTTGCGTGAGTCTGAAGAACTGAAACTGCTTGGTTGGCAGGAGAAGGGTACTGTACACCGCACGTTCTTTAACCGTCCCACTGGCCTTCAAAAATCAAAAACATTATTTGGAATAGGAAATCAAAATGAAGAAGTTGTTGTGGTTGTTGAGTCTCCCCTTGATTGTGCTCGGCTTGCTACTGCTGGAGTTATGGGAGCGGTTGCTATTTGTGGGTCGTCTATATCAGAGGAGCAAGTAAAGCTACTGCGTAGGTCAGATAAGATTATCGCTGCTTTTGATAACGACCCTGCAGGACGCAAGGCGTCTGAGGAGCTGAGGAAGTTGGCTCGTAAATACGGTTTAAATCTGTTCTTTTTCAGCTATCCTAGTAATGGAGCAAAAGACCCAGGTGATTTAACGGATGACGAGATTGCGTGGGGCATTGCCAACGCTAAATCGTCAATACTTGGAGAATCTGCTTATGTTCAAAGGGACACTGAAACCGTATCAAGTTGATGCTGTCGCCAAAATGGTCGCATCTAAGAAGATGCTTGTAGCCTATGAAATGGGTTTAGGTAAAACACCAATGACCATCGCTGCATTAGAGCAGCTTAATCCAAACAAAATTTTAGTGCTTTGTTTAGCCAGTTTAAAATATCAATGGCAAAAAGAAATAGAAAAGTTTAGTGATTCCACTGCAATTGTTATTGATGGAACTCCGTCTCAACGATTTAAGCAGTATGCGGATGCTGAAAATTATAAATATGTAATTATGAATTATGAGCAGGTAGTAAATGACTGGGATACTATTAAGGCTTTTGATTTTAGTGCTGTGGTCTGTGATGAGGCGACCGCTATTAAAGGATTTCGAGCCAAGCGAGCTAAGAAAGTTAAAGATTTATCCAAAAACATTCCCGTAAGATTCGCTTTAACTGGTACTCCAATTGAAAACGGTAAGCCAGAAGAAATATATTCTATTATGCAGTTTGTTGACTCAAAAGTTTTAGGGCGATTTGATTTATTTGATAGAACGTTTATTGTTCGAAATCATTTTGGCGGAGTTCAACGTTACCGAAATCTGCCTACATTACATGAGATTATGAAGAAGCATTCTGTTCGTAAGTCTCAAAAAGACGACGATGTTAAACCATTTCTTCCTGATGCAGTATATAGGCAACCCTTATTAGTTCCTATGGATTCTTACTCATCAAAAGTTTACGCTCATGTAGCTAAGGATTTGTATGGACTATTATTAGACGCACGTGAGATGTTTGGTTCTAGTTTTAATTTAGCCGCTCATTATGGTCAATCGTATCAGCCAGGAGACCCAGCTAATGAACTGCGGGGGCAAATTATGTCTAGAATTACAGCTTTAAGAATGCTTTGTTCTTCTCCTAATTCTTTACTTAAAAGTGCTGTAAATTTTGAAGAAGGTAATGGAGGAAGCTCTTACATACATTCTTTAGGAGAACTGCTAACGGGTTTGACACGAAATAATAAGTTAGACTATACTATTACCTATCTTAAAGAGCATTTAAATATTGATGAATCATATAAAGCTGTAGTTTTTTCCTCTTATTTAGATTCTGTAGATAATATTGTAAAAGAACTTGCTAAAAACAACATAAAAGCTGTAAAATATACAGGAGAGATGAATGCTAAACAAAAAGAAGAAGCCAAAGTCTCCTTTCAAGGAGGAGCTGATATTCGCGTTTTGGTTAGCTCTGACGCTGGTGGTTATGGCGTGGATTTACCTCAAGCTAATCTCCTCTTAAACTATGACCAGCCCTGGAGTTCCGGTCTTGCCGTTCAAAGAAATGGTAGAATAAATAGGACTTCAAGCGACTGGACAACCATTACAATTCAAGATATACTAATGAAAGATTCTATTGAGCAACGTCAGTACGAGATGCTCAAGCAGAAAGGCAACGTTGCGGGAGCAATTCTAGACGGGGCAAATATCAACTCCAAGGGAGGGGTTGACTTAACAGTTGGAAGTCTGATAAACTTCTTAACAAACAACTTGCTGTAGGAGGCAAAAATGGCAAATCTAATTCCCGAAGAAGGGCGCGTATCCAATCCTGATGATTTTGAATCCCAGGTTCGTGAATACATTAAAATCAAAAACTCAATGGAAATCTTTGAGGCTCGTCAAAAAGAACTACGTGAGAAGCTGTTTTCAGTTTTAGACACTGATGGTCTTGAAGATGAAAAGGGTAACCTACAATTCGAACTAGAACAGGCTGTTGATGGCATTGTTCGTATTGAAAAACAACGTCGCTCATCTAGAAAAATTGATGAGTTCCGTGCAGATGAAATAATCGCAGAGCTTGGACTTGAAAATGACGTCTATGAAATGAAGCGTGTTATTAATGAAGATGCACTAATGGCCGCATACTATGAGGACAAAATTACTGAACAACAACTTGATGAAATGTTCCCTGTAACTGTTACTTGGGCGCTTCGCACACTAAAGAAGTAGATTAATGAAAAAACTATTTGCAGTAGCAGGAACCGCCCTGCTGATGATTGGACTAGCTAGCTGTTCTAGTAACAACTCTGCTACATCATCACCAACGTATACAGCAACGTCGGAGCCAACTCCTACGTATACCCCAGAACCAACGTACAGCGTAGATGAAATTTATGTTGCAGCTATTCGCAACCAATACCCCTACTACGCAAGCTTGTATAGCGATTCAGAACTAATTAATATCGGAAAAACTGGTTGCCAGTACTTTTCTGAAGGAGGAACATTTGAAGAGCTTGCGTACTATTTAGTTTCAACAATTGATGCTGACGAAGAAGCCTTTGGTTTCATGGGCTTTGTAATTGGCGCAGGCGTTTCCTCTTATTGTCCACAATATAAGTACTTGTTAAGCTAAACCAATGCCAGGACTACGTAGCGACGCCGAGATTCTCAAAGCATTTGAGGGTCTAGACAAAGCACCCGGTTCTAAAAAAGAACGCCGTAAACCATCTGAATTATCAGAAAAACGTCGTAAACAAGCTTCCGGAGAATCAAATGGTTGGGATGCTAACCCAATTATTAAAAATTTAAAGGGAGTAGAAACAGAAGTTTTTACCATCAAAGCTCTTGCGGATGCACTAGAAAAGCAAGTGGTTACAATCCGCTTATGGGAGAAAAAAGGTTATATACCAATTGCCCCATATCGCTTGCGTTCCAAGAGCCTTAATGGTAAAAAGGTAAATGGGAATCGCGTTTATACTCGTGAGTTAATCGAGATTGCCATCGAGGAGTTTGCAAAACGCAATCTTCTCGGTACCGCTCGTGTAGAGTGGAAAAAATTGCATGATTTGACCGAAGTACTTGTGCAACGGTGGAAAGATGCATTATAATAAATAAGTAGGCAGATGCCTCAAACAAAAAAGTAGTCGAAAGACTCAAGACTAAGGAAATATACATTATGAATTACACACCAACAGTTAATGCAGATGACTATCTAGCAGAAGACACCGTTGACAATGCTGCAAAGCACGGTACCACCGTTCAGTCTGGATGGGGAGCTGCTGCTTCAGCATTAAAGCCAAAGCGTGAGGCTGGAGATTATCCAACCGATTTCCGCTTTAGCGAGCAGGCACAACTTATCCGCTTTATGCAGGATGAGCCATTCGCAGTTTACGAATTGCACTGGATTGATGCCATCAAGGAAGGCCGTCGTTCGTTTGTTTGCCTAGGTGATGATTGCCCATTGTGCACTATCGCAGGAGATAAGCCTCGCCCTAAGTTTGCCTTCAACATCATCGTTCTCTCCGATGGTGAGCCTAATGTACAAATCATGACTGCACCTCCGTCATTCGCTCGTCAGCTTCAGGCTGCAAATGATGACCCTCGTCGCGGTCCACTGACCAAGTATTACTGGGCTGTTTCTCGCACTGGCTCAGGTAACACTACCCAGTACACATTAGACCGTGTACGTGGTACTGACCTGGCAGACGAGTGGGAGTTGGATGAAGAAAGTATTAATACTTTCGCTACATCGGCAGTAGCATATGACAAGAGCGCAGTCTACGTGAGCCCCCGCGAAGACTTATTGAAGGTCGCTCGCCAACTCATTTCCTAACCACTCATTGTGGGGAGCCAGAGTCTTTTTGACGCCTTTCTATCTGGCTCCCCACCCATAATTTTCGGGGCTTAATATGAACATAATTACAACACTAAAACAGTTAAATGAATTTGTAGATTACTACTCTAAAGTAGACGCATTTGCATTTGACGTTGAAACTATTGGCGATAACCGCCTGTATCCAGTCATTAATGATGTGTGCTGGATATCTTTTGCTACCGAAGGTCGTGTAGATGTTATTCCCATGGGTCATCCTAATGGAGAACTAGAAGGATATGACAAACCTCTTTTACTTCAAGGCCAACGTCGTTTGGCTGAAGGTAAGACTATTCTTGAATCTCATTACTCTAAAGATGAGCGTAAATGGACTGCTAAATTTGGAGAGGCACCAGAACAGCTGACTCCTCGTGAAGTATTTGATGCTATTCGTCCATTACTATTTGGGCCACAGTTGAAGGTTGCTCATAATGCAAAGTTTGATTTAAAATCAGTGGCTAAGTATTACTCAGGGCAAGTTCCTGTTGGTCCTTATTTTGATACTATGATGGCTGCTTTTATAATAAACAATTTAAATAAGTTTGATTTAGGTTTGAAGTCCTGTGTTCAACGTGAACTGGGTGTAGATATGGAAAAGGGTATTGGTGAAAATGTTGCTTTATATTCTTTTAGTGATGTCGCTAACTATTCTGGTATTGATGCAGATTTAACCTGGAAGTTATATAAAATACTTTCTTCTAAAATTACAGGAAACCTTGAAAAAGTTTGGAAGCTAGAAATGGATGTTCTTGGTGCTCTGTGTGACATGGAGCTCACTGGAGCTTACATAGACCAGGATGCGTTAAAAATTCTTGCTCAAGAAATTGAAAAAGGTAAATTAGATGCAGAGGCACGTTGCTACAAAGAGGCAGGTAAAGCATTTTCTATTAACTCCGTGCCTGTAAAGCAAGAACTATTATTTGGTGGAGAGTCTCCTCGTATTAAGCCTAACCCAAAGTTTAAAACGTCCTTAACTCCTAAAGGTGCAGAAGCACAAAAGAGTGGTGAAGAACTTACTCCAGCACACTTTTCGGTATCTGCAGAAGCCCTAGAATATTACCGTGGTAAAGATGCTTTAGTAGATGCCTTACTTGAGTACCAAGATTTGAATAAACTTATGACCACATATGTAACTCCTTACACTGGTGGTGAAGTAAAGAGGACTACCAATGGAAAAGTAAAAATTGAAGAACGTAAATCACTGTTAATTAATGGGCGTGTACATACCAATTTTAAAGCTCATGGAGCAGAAACTGGAAGGTTCTCATCGAGTGAGCCTAATCTACAAAATATTCCATCATCTGGAGAGTACGGTAAATTAGTTCGTGATTTGTTTGTAGCTCCTCCTGGACATAAGCTAGTAGTAGCAGATTATTCACAAATTGAACCTCGCATTATTGCTTCATTTAGTCAAGACCCTGTTCTCGTACAAAATTACTTAGATGGCGGAGATGTTTATACTGCCATTGGAGACACCATGGGTGTTGACCGTAAAGCAGGTAAGGTTTTGGTTCTAGCTATCTCTTATGGCGTAGGTCCGGACAAAATTGCGTCATCTGTTGGGTGCTCTGTTAAAGAAGCCAAAGATTTATTAAATAGGTTTGAAGATGAATTCTCATCTATTTCTAAATATAAAAGCAAAGTTATTCGTATGGCAAAAGAAGCCGGAAAAATTCCATTTGTAGAAACTATCTTTGGTCGGCGCAGGTACATACCAGAACTACTTTCAAAAGATTTTAGTTTATTGGGCCGTGCAGAACGCCAGGCCTTTAACACAGTTATACAGGGCTCAGCTGCAGACATAATGAAGCTTGCCTTGATTAGGGCTCATTCTTGTTTCAAAGATGACCCAGAAGTAAACGTAATATTAACTGTTCATGATGAATTGGTTACTATTACCCCTGAAGACAAAGCGGAACAAGTTGCAGAAGCAATCCGTCAATCTATGGAAGGAATTCACTTATCGCAAATTAGAGTCCCACTTATTGCAGATGTGAAAATTGTTGACAAGTGGGGTGAGGCGAAGTAATGTCAAAGAAGAAAAATAAAAAGAAAAAACTAGATAATGTCATAACATTAACTGAAGTTAGTGCTCGTTTACGCGGGTTTTTAATTGACTCTCAAGTAAAGGATGCACACGAACTAGCTGTACTACTAGGGTGCTCACCACTGAGCCCGGAAGTAAGGGAAATGGAAGACGAAGAAAGCGATAAAAGGATTGAGCGTATTACTCATCTGATTCCTTTGCTTTATGCTCAGGCCCATGCTTTGGCAGAAAGTTCAATGGAACATCAAAAACTCAATAATTCAAAAGAGATTGAAGGTCTGTCAGAAGAAGACCAAAAAGATTATCGTAAAGCTTTAGAACAAATTGCAATGTCAGCTTTAGTTGGTTCTGTATCACAACTAGTTGATATGGGATTACTAAAGCTACCTAAGGAGAAAAAGAAATGAACAACGCAGATTGGTGGGCTAAAAAACTAGGACAGCCAGCACAACAGGGGCGTCCTGACCCAACCCCTCCAATGCCACCGAGTCAACAACCGATGGCACAGATGCCTTCCTTTCAGGCCGCAAATCCGGCAGAAAAAGCGCAATCGTCTAAGCAGACTGCTTCTTGTCCTGACTGCGGGTCGGGCAACTACTTTTCTATTCAAAATGCGACACCACGTTGTTACGACTGCGGGTATCCCATTCAGCAATCTGGGTCGCGTTACGGTGGCCTCGCTGGTGCGCATGTTGAAGGCTCAACTAAACAAGCCACAGGAAACAACACAACAAACAACTGGAATCCACAAGGAATAATCGGGAGCATAAATGGATAACTCACAGATACAATTAATAAAAGAAAAAACTTTCCTAGAAATTAGGGAGCATATAGCAAAAGTTCTAGTAGAACATAACGTATTAGATACCCACGAAGGTTCAGTAGGCTGGTGGGTACATAACGGGACCCCTACCTGGATTTCTTTGTATGACGTGTTGGAGGAAATTCGTGATTAATTCAGAAGCATTAAAAATTATGGTTGCTCTAAATAAAAAGTTTGGAGAAGGCTCAGTTGTGTTAGGAGAGAATATTCGTGAAGACCTTATTGGCCGTGCTACTACTGGCTCAACTACTTTTGATTATGTGCTGGGTGGTGGTTTTCCTACTAACCAGTGGAACGAGCTTATTGGGGAGCCGTCGCATGGTAAGACAGCAATTGCTCTCAAAACCATCGCCGCCAACCAAATAGCAAACCCAGACTACACTACTGTATGGGTAGCAGCAGAACAGTGGGTTCCAGAATACGCTGAGATGTGTGGGGTAGATACTAGTCGTGTCATTGTTATTGAAACTAATATTATGGAGGAAGCCTATGATGCAGTCCTTGCATTTGCGGAATCTAAATCTGTAGACGCTATTGTTATCGACTCTTTACCAGCTCTAGTTCCAGGACCAGAAGATGAAAAATCTATGGATGAAATGACTGTTGGGCGTGGAGCATTGCTTACTAATAAGTTCTTTCGTAAAGCTGGTGCTGCTATGAAACGCAGCTTAACAGAAGATGAACGCCCTATTTTAGGAATTATTATTAATCAATGGCGTATGAAAATTGGTGTAATGCACGGAGACCCCCGCACTACCCCAGGAGGAGTAGGAAAAGATTATGCTTATTTTACCCGTTCAGAAGTTAAGCGGGATGAGTGGATTGAAATTGGTTCGGGAAATAATAAAGTTCGTGTAGGACAACGTATTAAGATTCGTGTTCTTAAAAACAAGACTGCACCTCCTCAGCAAATTGCTTATATTGATTATTACTTTCAAGACCACAGTATTTATCAAGCCGGTGACTATGACCGTGCAAAAGAAGTAGTTGCTCTTTCAATTATTAAAGAGATTGTAGACCGTCGTGGTGGCTGGATTTACTATGGTGAGCGTAAATGGCAAGGTCAAGAAGCTTTAGTAAACTCAGTTCGTGAAGAAATTGACTTGTTTGATGAACTCCGCGCAAAAGTACTTTCCACTCCAGATGGCCCTATGGCGGTGATTGAAGGGTGAAAAGCGAAGGCCAGAAGAACTCCCAGAAGCACGAGAAACGGCTTGCTAAGGCCATTGGAGGGTCTCGTACCGCTGCTTCTGGGGCCTTCTGGTCCCGTAAAGGAGACGTAAGAAACGATGACCTTTTAATTGAGCATAAATGGACCGGAAAAAAATCTAAAACGATTACCTCAGCAGAGTTGACTAAAATAGTAAACGAGGCTATTATGGATGGTAGGCTTCCAGTATTTGGAATTCATTTAGATGGAAAAGACTATGTAATTCTTATGGAAACCGACTTTCTAGAAATATGGAACAAACTTAATGGAACTGAATAGTATTTACGAATTGGAATGGGTTGATGATGCAGCTTGCACTATGGCCCCAAATCCTGATATATTCTTTCCACCAAGAAATAAAGACCTGTATAAACCAATAGCTGACGAGGCTAAAGAATATTGTTTTGGAATTGAAGGAGAAAGACCGCCATGCCCAGTAAGAAAAGAATGTCTTTGGTCTGCTGTACAATCAGAAGAACAACATGGTATATGGGGTGGGCTATCTCATAGAGAACGTAACGCTCTCGTTCGTAAATGGCAAAGACAGTACAAGGATAAAATGACTTTGAAAGAATACATCTTTCAATTAAATAAGAAGGAAAAAGCAAATGCCGGTATCATCAAGTAAATCAGACCTTAAAAGGTTTCTAGATGCAAAAACAAAACCATCACGTTTGATTGGGGACATCGAACGTCATCTCATGGCCCGTCCCGTTGGGGACCGCAGTACAACTGTATTGCACCCATCAGAAATAATTAAACGCGACTTCTGTCGCCGTTCAGCCTACTTTTTGTTAAGTGGACACACCAAGATTGCTGAAAAGCCTAATCTTCGCCTACAGTCCATTTTTGATGAGGGACACGCTATTCACGCTAAATGGCAACGTTGGTTCCAAGAGATGGGTGTGCTATATGGTCGGTTTACCTGTACAGCATGTAAATTTTCATTGTTTGACCTGGGACCAACTACTTGTCCAAATTGTGGGAATGACACTATGGAATACAATGAGGTTACTTTAGTAGATAATGACCTACGTATTGCTGGTCATACAGACGGCTGGATTAAGGGAATTGGTGACGATACTCTTATTGAAATTAAGTCTATTGGTCCAGGCACCATTCGTTCAGAAGCGCCTAATTTGTTTATGGATAATGAGGGTGACTTTATGAAGGCTTGGAAGAATGTTCGTCGCCCATTTCCGTCACACATCATGCAGGGGCAGGTTTATCTTGAACTTATGCAACGTATGGGTCACGATGTAAATGAGATTGTATTTATATATGAACTTAAAGCGGACCAAGACTACAAAGAGTTTTCTATCAAACGTGACTTTGAACTTGTTCGCCATATCTTCGATAACGCTAAGCTTATTGTAGATGCAGTAGAGGCTGGTCTAGTTCCAGATTGCAATAACAATCCTGGAGGAACCTGTAAGCAGTGCGCACCTTATAAGGAGGACTAATGTCAGCAATGGAGAAGTTTAAAGACTGGAATCTAACATTCCATAAACCATCGGATGAACAAGTCCATCTTCCATCGGATATAACCACTATTGATTCTGAGGAGCTAGGTGAGTTATTTACTCGCCTAACTTCTTGGACAGATTATATTAACTCTCAGTTAACCATGGCCCAACTTGAAGAGCGTGCAGCTCTTAAAAAGAAAGAGTTTTTAGAAAACACTATGCTAGTAAAACGCATGGGTGCCCAAGTTAAGGGAGAGCGGGTTACTGCTGTTAAAGCAGAAATTGCAGTAAATGAAGAAGTTGTAAAACTTGACAATGATTATGAAGAGAAGTACGCTTATCGTAAGCTAGTGGAAATGCTACTTACAAACCACGAGCGTGACCTGTCTTTGGTCAGCCGTGAAATCACACGTCGTTCAAATGAATATAGGAGGAACATATAATGGGACGCATGAAAGATATATTTACAGAGATACAAGAGTTGGGTATTGACCCAAATACAGATGAAGGTGCAGCCAAGTTTGCTGAGATAATAAATGAACGGTATCCTGGGCGTACAGTTAAGCCAACTTTTCCAGCAGAAATTAAGGACTTGCCAGACACAATTGTCCAAATGATTCGCAACAGCAATCCAAATAGTGCATTTGAAGAAGCTGTACAACAAAAGTTTCAACATGCAAAGCATGTGCTACTAACTAAGCACAAAGACTACGGACCAAAGAATATTGCATTTGCTCCAGGAGGAGCATTAAATGGTCTTCGTGTTCGTATGCATGACAAGCTATCTCGCATCAATCATCTTATGGACACTGGAGCCAAACCACAAAACGAAAGTCTAAAAGACTCATTCTTAGACCTTGCTAACTATGCTATTATTGCAATGCTAGTAATTGATGAGGAGTGGCCAAATGAATAGTTGTGAAGGATACGTAGAACCAGGAGTGGTATTCTTTTGGGTTATGGGAACAATATTTTTAAGTGTTTTAATAACTGGACTAATATCTAAAGTACTACACCAATCAGATGAAATACATCAGTTAAGGAAGCCTAAAAAATGAAAGCTGAAGGATTTGAACCTAGGTTTGACCGCGACATGGAGCGCGGTGAAGTAGGAGAAAAGCTACTTGACTTACTGTTTGAAGACAGTCAAGACCCCAATGTTACTATTGAAGTTAAGACAGATTACCGCACTAATGAAACGGGAAATATATATGTTGAAACTCATAAGTATCGTAATGGACGTGAAGACGAAGCCGTTCCATCCGGTATACTTGGTACAGAGTCTAAATGGTGGGCTCAGGCGTCCCCTGACGGTACCGCTGTGCTTCTAATTAAGACAGAAGCATTACGGAACTATATTGATATCGTAGAGCCTCCAAAGAGCGCACAACCCATTTCTAACGCACATTCTGCGGCTAGTTTAGGGGTGCTTGTTTCCATGAAGGGTCTCATGAAATTTTTAAAGATGTGGAAGTCTACGGACTAGGTATAAAATGAGTATTAAGGAATTCGACGGAGGCCTTCAAGGCAACCAAGAAATTACAATAGGTATAGACCAATCTTTAACAGGGTTTGCTCTTTCAGCAGTCTCTGTCGAGTTCCCTAATAAGCATAAAACTTGGGTATATAAATCCGAGTTTCGAGGTGTCCAACGCCTTGTAGATATTTACAATTGGCTTGATGCCAAATTTGTAGAATTTATGTGGAATGGCTGGCATGTTAAAGATATCGCCATGGAAGGCACCGTTTTAGCCTCCCATTCTGCTCTAGCTTTGGGAGAACTATCTGCAGTTGTAAAGCTAGTTATATGGTTTAAACACCACGAACCCCCTCTTCAAATTCCTCCAATGACCCTAAAAAAGTATGCCACAGGCAAGGGAACTGCTAAAAAACAAGAGATGCTCTTACAAATATATAAACGTTGGGGAGTAGAATTTAATGATGATAACGCAGCAGATGCGTATGCTCTAGCTAGACTGGCTTCAGGGTCAGCAATTGACGCCATAGAGCGTGAAACCCAAGAAAAAATAAAAGACCCTAAATATAGAGATTTTATACAATAATTCCCGTATTCTTAATAGTGAGGATGGCATATAACCCGTACACCCAAGGAATACAAATGAGTGAAGAAATTGTCATCCCATCCACCGAAGAACCCTTTCTTCGAGTTTCGGCTGGGTCAAACCCACAATCCGTTGCATCGGCAATTGCACATGCTATCTACGAAAATAAAGCTGTAAAGCTTAGAGCCGTAGGCGCAGGTGCTGTTAATCAGGCTGTTAAATCAATCGCTATCGCCCGTGGTTATGTTGCACCACGAGGTTTAGACCTGACATGCAAGCCTGGATTTACTACTATTGAATCAAGAGATGGCGAAATCTCTGCAATAGTTTTCGCAATATCAGCAAGTTAATTAAGGAGTTCCAATGGCAAGTTGGAAAGATATGGGACATGGTATGAGACGTCGTACCGGAGCCCCCTCAAGTCATTTAGAATCGACAGGAAAGAACATGGCACGTAATCACATGACAGCAGATGAACACATGGGAGCTGCAGCTACTGCAGGTAGTCACAGAGTACCTATGGGAATGGATGCCTACCAAGTAACCGCAACTCCAGCACTTAAAGGCACTTTAATGCCTAAAAAGAATGTTCAAGCTGGTGACCCAACTGGTATGGGTACTAAGCAGAATCGTCAGAACATTGAAAAGATTGGTGCGAGCTACCGCGTTGCTCCAAAGGCTACCTTTGTTCAACTAGACCCTTCTGCAGGACCAACCATGGCAAGTGCTAGAGTAGTTCCATCTGTGGCTGGCGTTAATGGTTCATTCCAGGATGCAGAGAACACCGCCTTCCTATAGGAGGTAAAAATGGCAAACGGAATAATCCCAGAGTCCGATAAAGGACGACCTCAAGCTAACTCTCCAGTTAGTGTTGCGCCACATAACGCCCAGTTGAGTGGAAGAAATAGAATGACAAGTAAGAATTTTGTCATAAATTCTCGTAATCAATTTAATATTCCTGAATCTTATATGGCAAGTAATGCAGGAAGTGTAAGGCAAGTTTAAATGCAAAGCATGTCAAACCCACATCCAGCGCACATGGCACTAAGTGCTAGAGTTTTTGCTAGCAGACAAAACCCTTCTGCACGAAGCTACGTTCAAGGCTCAGAAGATTTTAATCCTGTAGGACAAGCTGCACGTTCAACAGGTAAACTAACTATGGGTTCTAACGTATTCCAGTTTTATAATGCAGATATTGCTGAACAACGTGGTGGTAGACCAAACGCTCTTGGTAAAGAAACTCTTGGAACAGTCTATGGGGGAAGAGTCGGTGAATTTTAGTGGCTGGTGCAGTAAATAACTTTAGCCCACAGCAAAACTGGCAATCAATCGGTGGCCAAGGATTTTCTGGGTACAACAACCAAAGCGGTTATGGTGGACCGGTTGCACGTGGACAGTTAGATGGTATTCGGATTGGAACTGGCCGTGTTCCACATGCAGAATACCCTGATGGTTATTTAGGAACCATTCGTTCAAGACGAGATGACCGTCTACTTGACTCTATTAAAAACAGGGTTAATCAAAAAGCATATCAGCGTGGTGTTCACAAGGGTGAACGTATTGAGCCTAGTGCTTACTACTGGAGCATAGATTTTAATGACCAGTCAAGTCTTAAAAGACAAATGAAGGCTAAGCTAGTTAATATGAATGGCGTAAACATTTATATGGTTCCTAAAGGTGCACCAGAAATGCAGCTTATTCCTGCCCCTCATCTAGTTAACGATGGAAAATCAAACCTTCGTTCAGATGGCCCTGGAGAATTTGACGTTAATCGTGCAAATAGAATGAATTATCTAAAGCCGAGGTGGGCATAATGCCGTATACATTTGATGGACGTTACGACTATACTAAGCCTTGGACTAAGGCCCCAATGCAACCAAAATGGTCGTATAATGGACCTTGGGCAAGTAATGAAGAAAGACTTACACAACAAGCTTTGATGGTAATGACAGTTCCAGGAGTACAAATTCAACAAATGGTAAAAGCCCCATTGCCTCAAATACAGTTATTTCCGGCTAGGTACGGCTATGGTGACCGTCAACAGCCAGGAATTGATGATGTTGTTAGTATTAATAGAAATTATGTTGAACCTAGAATTTCTTGGTATTCCGGTGGAGTAGCGGGCTCTTTGGGTGCAAGCAGAAATAGTTTGGAGAGTAACTAATGGGTATGAAAGAATTTGGTGAAGGCCACAAAGGAGCCGGAGGCGCACCAGTACCACCAGCCGAACCTACTGTTGTTGCATCCGAAGGAACTACAGGCGCATTAACTCCAGAAGAAATGAAAAGCCGCCTATCCGCTCAAGCATCGACCCCAACTAGAACCCCCTATATTCCTGGGCAAAAAGTTGAACAAGATGTTGTACTTGATAAGCCAGCTGAACGTCCAAGCATAACTGAAAAAGGAACAGGAAAAGTTCTAAACGTTCGTTACCCTGAAGACTTTGAAGCATCTACTGCAGGACAAAACGCCAAAAACCTCTGGAAACTTAAAGGAAATGCCGTTATTGGAGAAACTCACGATTTAAATGGAAATCCTATAGCAGATACATTTGTTCAAAAGATGAGTGCTCCAGTAACTGTAGGGGCATCCTCAGAGAAACCATCAAGAAAATCTAGAGAAGCAACAGTTCTTTCTAATAGACCAGCACCACAAAGTGAGTACGAAGCTCAACTAATTGCTAGAAGAACAGCTGCTGGGTCTACAAGACCATCAAGAACTCAAGCAAGTATATATAAGTCTGCCAGCGAAAACCTTAGACTACTAGAGGACCACTGGAATAAAGTACACACATTGCTTGGTGGAAATGATGAGACTGGTGAAAAAGACTTAGATATTAATCACCCAGTGTTTGCTGCCCACGTCAGAATTGGTGGAAATCTAGCTGCAGCAAGAATGTCATTAATAAATTCTAAAAATGCAGCACTACAAAATAACACCGAAGAAGCAATTAGGCATTTAACAGATGCTACCCATATGATTCACGCTGCTAATAGTGCGGATGGCGGAATGCACTCTTCAGAGTATTACACCAGTGCAGGAAGTTTGCCTCCAGTAGGAACAGCAGGAACAGATAAAGACCGTGCACATATGGTTGTAGAGTACCCTACAGCAAAAACCGCAGGGGCATTGATACCTTCAGTAAAACTTGGTAGATACGGTAGTGTGGAAAACACTCAAGCTAATTTTGAAAAAGTAGAGAATCTTAGAAGAAAACTAAGAGCCAACGACCCTTCTGTATCTGGAGTAAACAGGCAACTATTTAACAGAGTTTATAGAATGCTTAAAAAAGGAACCGCTGTCGGTGGTGCTGAATTTAGTAGAGAACTTGGAACAGGAACAAATGTTGCTGGACAAGATGCCATTAATCCAGCCGCATTAAAGACAGAAGGTGTTGTAAACATAAGCGAAGCCAACAAGGGCGGAGCTAGAGGAGACATCTCTAAAGGTGAACCTCAGCAGTTTGTATATGTACACCCAGACGCTATGCCAGGTAATGCTGTAGCATTCTTTAATAAAGAAACTGGAAAAACTTCCTTCCATGTTGATGGTGGTCCTCCAATAAAGAGACCAAGTACTCCTCCAATTGCAGTTCCTTATGGACAACACTTATTTAAAAAGGTAGTTGACAGAGAAGGAATGGAAATTCCTCATCTAAAAGATGATGGAACTCCATTAAGTTTTGAAGAACTTAAGGATGCAGGAGCTCTTACACAAACAGTAACTCCAGTAGCAGCAGCTCCATCTGCTGCTCAAGCCCCTAAGCCAAAAGCAGAAGCTAAACCAGAGCCACGTTCATGGGATGTTCTTACTAAAGAGCAAAGAGAGGCTGCGGCTCAAAAAGCGGCTGACCGTAAAGCAGAAACTGACAAGCAGCTATCTGATATTGATGCCCAGATATCCCAACTTCCATCCGTATTAAATAAAGCCTATGAATGGAAACTATCCCAAAAGAAAACAAGGACAAAGGGACCTAGAAAAACTGGACGTAAAAACATGACAGATGCAGAGCTTATTGCAGAAGCCTTGACTCAAGGCGTTACAAGGTCTGAAGGAAAGTAATTATGGCAAAATTAACAAAAGCAGAACAAGAGTTTTTGGCAAAGAAAAAAGCCGCTAGTCAAGAAAAGTCTACAGCTAAAGCGACTAAGAAAAAACAAGACAAAGCAGCTGTAACTAAAGAGCAACTTCTAGAGCAGATTAAGCAAGCGGGAGAAAGAAAAGCTAGCAAAGATGCTGAAACAAGAAATATTCTTGAAAATGGAGATGTTTCTGCTAACGAACTTGGTGGAGATACTTTAGGGTTTGGAAATCCTAGTAGCCAGTTAAGTAGTAATTATAACTATCACAAAGCATTTTTAGCTCTACATAATGACTTAAGCTTTAGAGTTCAAGGAATTCAAGATGATTTAAGAGATTCTGCAACTAAAAAAGCAAAGGAAGCAGCAGCTAAGCAGTCAGAAGAGCTTGGAAGAAAAGTTGATGTAGATAATTTGGTAAACGAAAAAGGAGAAAGAATTTCCTTTATTGATACTAGAGTTCAAAAAAATATTGACCCAATTAACTATCACCTATCTGCCGCTTATAAAAAGTATTCTGATTCTGTAGAGGCGCACAAAGCAGGAAAAGCGTTATCTTCAGTTCAGCATTTAACTGATGCTTCTGACCATTTAGCTGCAGCTATAAACCTTTTTAAAAACAATTTCAGTACTCAAAAATATGGAAAAATAGCTAAATTTAAAGGTGATAAAACCTTTAATATTAACAATGACAGTGACAATTTGTTGAACAATATTGTTAATGGGTATACGGACCACGCTTTTGAGAGGGCAACAGCTTCTGGAGATTTAAAGCCATCGGTGGCAGAAAAAGCTCGTACTATATTAAGTCAATCAGAAGGTTCAGGTCAAATTAGGCAATATGGTCAAATCACTGCACCTCAAGAAAAGCTTGCTGTACCCCAGTATGCTGTAACTCAAACAAGAGAAGAAAAAGCAGAAGCAGCAAAGCAAGCTGAAGAAAAAAGACAAAAAAGACTTTCTTCAATACGTATGACTAAAGCTCAACTAGGACAAATCAACATAGTAAAACCAGCAACTGATACAAGTGGTGTTGAAGGGTTTATTGGAACTTCCGGATACGATTCCGAAGAATACCAAAAAAACTTTAATCTTCGTTGGAAGAGCGAGCAAATTATGCCAGCATTTCAAAAGGATGAAGAAAGAACTGCAAATTCAGCTGCAGAAGTTGGTAAGCAGTATGAGCCAAAAACTTTTGTTGGGTCTCTAGCACATCAAAATCCAGATGAATGGCACAAATTAAAGCAAGTAAAAGACCACTGGGTTTCTAAGGGAAATCGTCCAGAAGATTTTGAAGGAAGCTCTGGACATATTGACCCAGATTCCTATATAAAAGAAAATAAATTGGATGTATCCGAGATTACACCGTCTATGGATACTATTAAAAAGTGGGCAAGACTTACGACCTCTATAGATTCCTCTGGAAAAGTAGTAAACATGGAAGGGTTTGTTCCTACTGCCGCAGAAACAGCAAGAGCAAATACTCAAGAAAAGTTGGCTAAACCAGGAGAGTGGGTTGGAGTTCCTGAAGATATTAATAGACGGCAAGCTGCAAGGGCTTCAAGAGGCGTTGTTGAGATAAAGGCCTCACGGTCATCCGAATTTTTAAAAACAGCTGACTCATCAAAATTGGGTTCTGATATGGAGCAAGAACCTGAAGCTACTGCGTCAGATGTTTTAAAAACCGAACAGGAAAAAATTATAAATAAACCAGTTACTGATACAGGAGTAGTTACAGGTGGGTTAAACTCACACTTTGATACAGGAAGAGGTGTCTAATGGATGACGGAGACGGCTCATTAACCCTTGAACTTCAAGCATTTCAAGTAGCTAAAAATTCAATTAATTACAGAGGCTCAGCCCCTTGTCCACAATGTGGTATTGTAATGAACCCAGTTCAATACATGTATGATGCTTTAGGAACTTGTCCTGATTGTAGCGAAAAACGACGTCAGGACCGTATCAGAAGAAAAATGGTTTAATGACACACCCAGCATTTAATCAGGCACATAATCTACTATGGCACATGGTGGATTACGCCAATATACACGGTCGTAATTTAGGTTTTGATAATGTTGATAAAATTACTGGACATTTAAGAAACGCCATGAATGCCTTACAGTCAGCGGATACGCAGCATAAGACCCAACCTTTTAGCACATCTGCTATGCTAGAACTAAAGGATGCAGGCCACCATTTAAACCAAGCTGCTAAAGCATTTGATATTAGGGATGAAATGGGTCAAAGGGTAGACTATCCTTTAAGTACAGATATTTTGCAAGCCCAAATGGGTGAGCAGCAAAAAGAGTTCGTAGATAACTATGCGAACGATATGAATGAAGGAAGAAAAAATGGCCGTAAATACTAGCCGTTCAATGAACGAAAGTTTAGACGCAGGCGCAACTGATGGTAAGTACCGTAAAGTTCGCCCAAACACCGAGGTTCTAGACCACGATGGTCATGAAAAAACCTTAGATAACCGTCAGCTACTACACCCATTTGCTGGATATGGATTTGTTACGTCAGAAGCACCAGATTCGTCTAAAGTAAACCCAGGCAAATAATTTTAAGAGAGTAATATAATGGCTAAACCTCCTAGCGGTTCAGGTTCTCCTAGAAAAAGAGCACCTAGAACCGGAACTAAAAACCAACCTCTTGCAGTACCGGAAACATTAACAACCCCAATTGAAGCTAGTAGTCCGGAAAATGCTGAAAAACTTAAAGCCGCCCTTGCTGCGAGTCAACAGGGCGATGTTTTAGTTCCAAAAACTAGAGAATCAGAAACCGAGTTTAGAGCCTCAAGACCTGTCACAGATTACGTTAAAAGTGATTTAGAAAGACAACTTTCTTTTGAAAACAGTATAAAAGAAGATGTTCCGGTCAATCCAGTAAAGGCTCAAAGAAGCAGAGATAGAGCTAGTGTAACCAGAGCATTTGGACCAACTTCTGTAGCTAGGTCAACTGCTATTAACTATAATTATCCTCAAATTGCAAGTAGAATTTCTGTTGAACAAGTTCCACAGGACGCAACAATAAGGGGAATGGACGACTCTGTAACTCCAGACCCAGATGCTGGAAAAATATTTGTTAAAAGAGGTGAACCAGTATTTTCAGAAACCCCTACATCAGTAAGCCCTGGACAACCTGTTACTAGCCCACTATTTACTTCTAGACAAGAAGCAAATAGAAGACAGTTAAATAAACAGCAAAGATTAGCTCAACAAGCTAGCTACGGTCCTGAATATATGGACTCTTTGAAAGAAGCATATAAGTTTCATTTTCCTGGGAGTAAACTTCCTATGGATGAGCACGGCCTTTTTGACCATAACTTCGCGCACACAGCAATAGACTCAAAAATAAAAGCAGATGAACAAAAAGTTCAAGAAGAAAAAGAAAAAAATGCCCCTAGAAGGGTTGAACCAAAAGTTTCTTCTGGTATTGATTTAACAGTTAGTCCATCACCATCGATTCCTAACCAGATGATGTGGAGAGATGTCTTTAGACCTCTTGAAGGTGTTAAAACTGCCATGCCACATAGCCACAAAGTAGAATTAAAAAGTGATGGAAGTGCAGTTGTAACTCCTGTTTCAACTTCTCCAGGCTTGCCTGCCCCTGTTGAAATGCCTCAAAATGCAACAACAATTCCTGCAAATAAACCAATAACTGCAGAGCATTATGAAGACACAGGAAAAGAACACGTTGTAAATGGTCAGCGTGTATTTGCATACAATAAAATTATTACACCTTATTCAAGAACTAACAATAACGGCGTAGGTGGTCTATTAAGGGGCGCTCCACAGGTAGCACCAGGAACATTTTATCGTCACCCAGACACTGGAGAAATTGTTCAAACATTTGAGCAGCCTCAAGAACAGAAACAATCAGCAGTGGAAATGCATCACGCCGCATTATTTGTTAAATATGCACCTTCTTCCTCCTACGGTAATAAAGAAGATAGATATAGACAAACAGGAAGCACAAGCCGTAATTGGACAAGAGACGCACTACAAAAAGCAATTAAATCAGTTCGTAATGGTGATGTTGCAGGAACTATGCGGGATTTAGAGCAAAATCCAGATTATATTCACGATTTATTTAAAGAACATTTTCAAGTATTACCTGCAAAGCGTGCAGCATATCGCGAATATCTTGCAAAGCAAAAAGAGGATGAGACCAGTGTTCCAGAAAAACTTCCAGAAATTAATCAGGCAGATTTAGAAGCGCAAAAAAGAGAAATTAAAAATGCAGCACAAATAGCAAGTTCATTTGGCCGTTTTGCTTCTCCAGATAGCGGAACGTTGTCTGGTCTAGGAAATGCCGCCAGAGCACAACGAGCAAAGAATAGAAGCGAAAGATTAAAAGGATTTTAGTCCTTTTACTTGCATTTATTACTAAATATAGTAGTATATAAGTATCACTAATAAGGAGTATAAACATGGAAACCAATGCCGCTCAAAATGCCTTAAATAAACTAAAAGAAGCTGCCCCAGAATACGCTGAGCGTTGGGAAGTCAATCCTAAATATGATGTTCCACATCTAGGCCCGTATATCTACGTTGATGATAATACCGGCCATATAACTAGCCAACAAATGGGATTAAAGTATTACGGTAAGGAAAACAATGACGGATAAACCAATAATTGGTTCAAAGCCAATAGATGGACCAGTAATTCGCCTACTTCGTTGTATGGTGTGTGAAACCTGGGAAGAACTACCAGACTACGAGGGTCCATCTAATTTTGATTATTTATTAGAGATTTCTCTAGAAAAACATAAGTTTCCATCGGGAGACCCTCACGTAGGAAAACTGTTTAAAGTACCAGTAAAGTCGTGGGCTAATCCAGAGCAAAAGCAGGCAATTCTAAAGCAATTGGCTACGGGTGGTTCTAAAGGTTTAGATGAACTAGACCCTAATAAAAAGTTTTATGAAACAAAAATGACATTCGCTGAGGATGCCATGAATTGTTGGGTTGCACATAATAAAGTTACAACAAACTGTGAAGATTATGAATCGCCTAAAAAGCGTTTGTTACCTGATACAGCAGTTGAACGTAAAGAGCTGGGATTACCAAAGCCAGAACATTTGGAAGGGCCCCAGGTCTACACTTGCCATTTCTGTCCCTACCATGGTAAAGTGTTAGAACGTAAACGCCAATTTCTTGGCCTATATAACAAATAAGGAATAACATGGAAAACAATAAAAAAGAAGTAAAAAAGCAATTTGTAGTTAACATTTATGTAGATGACACTTTCTCGGTGGATTTGGCTAAGCCAGAAGATTCACCAGAAACTCAACAGGACGCAACTGTAGCTGATGTTTATCAGTGGGCTCACCAGTTGATTAAAGAAATTGATGACCAGCGTCTTGTAGAGCGTTTTGCATCAACATTAGTTCAGTTGCTAACACCACCGCAGGAAGCATCGGTTCCTGATGTAATTAGCGAAAAGCTAGCAGAGCGTGGAATTAAACCAGAAAGCTCAGAAGAAACCGCCTAAACTAATTATATGAGCAATCCTACTTCATATTTCAGCGCACCCTCGACCGAATTAGACCCAAAGCTATTTAATGGCAGGTCTCTAAGGTCTTGGGTGCGTTCTGGAATAACCGGAATGCTAAATGATTTTATGGGCAGGAAGTATCGTCAAGCGGAAGCCTGGGCCAGACCATATTTGGCTGGTTCAGGTGTTTCGTATCAATGGCAAGCAGCACGCGAGCCAAAAGATTTAGATTGCCTGGTTGGCATTAATTTTGTTCAGTTCAGAAAAGCAAATCCGGATTACGCTGGATTATCTGATAAAGAAATTTCAGCACAGTTCAACGAAGAATTTGATGAGGGATTGCGCCAAGAAAACTGGAATGGGTACGAGTTAACCTTTTTTGCATTAATTAATGAAGATATTAAAACAATTAAACCGTATGCTGCCTATGACGTAAAAGATGACGAATGGGTTGTTACGCCTAATCCAAGTCAAACTGCACCATCTAGTTTGGAGTGGGATTCAGTTGTTGACAATGATAGAAAAGCAGCATCTGCAGTAGAAAATAAGTTTAATGCAGCAATGCAGGATATTAGATATTCAAGAAATGATGCAATTAGAAGAAATGCAGAAAATAATTTAACAATGGCTGCCGCTCAAGGAAATGCATTATATAATGAAATTCACGGAAATAGGTCAATGGCATTTTCTGAAACCGGTGAGGGTTACGGTGATTTCCACAACTATCGTTGGCAAGCAGGAAAACGTAGTGGAACCGTTCAGTCGCTGAGAAATATAAGAGAATACATGAAGGCATCATTACAAAGCAAAAACCCTTACGGGGTTGAGCTGCCTGACGCTAGTACACTCATCAGACGCGCGGCAATTTATAGGAACCAGTAATGTCGTTGACAACTGTATGCCATTTATGTGGGCATGAATTATACGCAGGCATATGTGTAGAAGATTATTGTAAATGTGATTGTTATGGAGAATCTTACGAGGACGATTAATGCATATATTAGTAGATATAGATGGAGTATTACGCGGCCAAAATGATGAGCCAATTGGTACCGGAATCATTATGGTTGGAAGTTTAAGTTCCTGGAATCAGATAACTTTTATGGGCAATTCGACTGAGGCTGAGATTCAATATTGGGCTGATGTTAATAAGGTTGTTGATTTTGATAGGATTATCGATTCATCAGTTCACCTGGAGGGTGAGAATTTATCTGAACGTCAAATAAATGTTTCCCGTTCCAGGGGCCCTATTGATTTGTTTATTACTAATAGCCCGAAAACGTGGGCGTACGCGTTTAATTTGGGTATTCCTAGTGTTATGTTTGCTGTGCCTAGTTATACTCGTACAGAGTTTAGGCCGGATGCACCTAAAAGGGTTCGTCAGTGGGATGATATTGAGCGTTCAATAAATGAGCAGAATAAGTTAAAAACAAATGATGCTAGGCTGCAGCGCACTGAGGGGTTGAATTTTGAATGAAACTAATTTTTAATGGGGTGGAGATTCCATCCAATAGGACGTTATTAGAAAAAAACGGTGTAGTTCATGTGATGTTGAGTTACTGGGGGTTAAGGAAGCGGGGGCTTCCTAAGACTAAGCCGTATTTGATTGGTGAGCATTTTCTGCCTAATATGAAGGTTTGGGTGGATTCTGGAGCAGTTCAGGCGGATAAAGCTGGGTGGTCTAAACAGGAATTAGAAGATTACGCTGCGGATTATGAAGAGTTTATTTCGTTAAATTATGACCGTATTGAAGGTTGGGTAGAATTTGACAGCCAGGTGTTGGGGTTTGATTGGATTCTGCAGCAGAGGGATGTTTTTTCTGAAGACCCTAAGTTTTTTATTGTTTGGCATGATATGTACGGGCAGAATTTATTAACAAAATGGGGTGCAGAATACCGTAATATTGCGATTCCAGGTGAGGCCGTAGAAAATGTTACATCCCTGGCTGCGGTTGTTCGTTTGATAAAGTCACAGTATTCTACTCAGTTTATGGCGTTGGCCACAGCAAAGCCAGATAATTTGCGTCAAATACCGTTCGACATGGCCGCTACATTGGCCTGGATAAGCCCTATGAGGCGCGGTGAGACCATTATATGGGACGGCATGAAACTTATGCGTTATCCTAAAAATATGAAGTCACAGGCCCGTTTACGGTACAAAATGATTGTAGAAAAAGCTGGGTTGGATTTCACAAAGTTTGTTGATGATGACACCTTAGAAGCAACAAAAGTTGCAATTTGGTCGTATTTACAGTTAGAGAAGAAAATGGACAATAATAAAGACAATATAGTATCTGATAACAGTGATGATACCCTATACACCGGTTTGATGGAAACTGGGGTGGGGTCATCTAATAACAGTGATGTTGAAAAGCGGAAAGTTGAACGTACGGAAGTAGTACAAAGAGACCCAAATGAGGTTCAACCAATGCCTGTTTTTGGATATAAAATGAAGACAATCGTGGAAAATATTGATGGACATGATGTATTAAAAGAAGTTCCGGTTGTCCAATCAAATAATTCAAGTTTACGTCAGTGTGACACCTGTTTTGTGGCCGCTAATTGTCCAGCGTTTAAACCAGCAAATACATGTGCATTTAATCTGCCAGTAGAGGTAAAAACCAAAGAACAATTGAAAGCGTTATTGACCACAGTCGTTGAAATGCAGGGCCAAAGGGTAGCATTTATGCGGTTTGCAGAAGAAATGAATGGTGGATATGCAGACCCAAACGTATCCCAAGAAATAGACCGTTTATTCAAATTGGTGAGTTCATTAAAAGAGCTGGAAACTAATAAAGAGTTTATACAAATAACAGCAAGTCGTCAGACGGAGGGAGGAGCGTTGTCACGTATTTTTGGTGACCGCGCATCCGTATTACGCAATCTAGATAAGCCATTATCTGAAGACCAAACCACGGGAATTATCAGGGATGCCCTGGAATAAAGTTATCTGATAACATCAATATTTGATACCTGAATCCATATTGTCGCAATTTTAGTTGCGAAGTTAGCAGAAGGGTATTAGAGTAATACCTGAGATACTAGTAATCCAAAACAAAGATATAGGAAATAATATGACAGTTTTTTCATTTAAATTAGCAGAAGAATTCGTTGCCGGATACCGGGGTAAGAAACCACCGTTTGGTTATGCCGATGTTGCGGGGAATTCAGTAGGGGAAATAACATTCCTGAGAACGTATAGTCGTTTGAAAGAAGATGGAACCAAAGAAACATGGGCTGATGTATGTGAGCGTGTTATTAATGGCATGTATTCATTACAGAAAGACCACGCGAAGCAAAATCGGTTGCCCTGGAGCGATGCAAAAGCTGCGGCCAGTGCAAAAGAAGCGTATGACCGTTTATATAACCTAAAATGGACACCACCAGGCCGTGGATTATGGGTAATGGGTACGGAAATTGTAAACGTTCAGAAGAATTCGGCAGCGTTGCAGAATTGTGCATTTGTTAGCACCAATGAGATGACCAAGAATAATCCAGCAAAACCATTTGGATTCCTAATGGAAGCCAGCATGTTGGGTGTAGGTGTAGGATTTGATGATAAGGGTGCTGATAAAGGGTTTGATATATATGAGCCGGGAGCAGTACAAGAATACGTAATTCCAGATACGCGTGAAGGTTGGGCGGATTCTACAATGTCGTTGATTAATTCATATTTGAAACCAGACCAGCCATCATATGAATTTAATTATGATGATATTAGGCCATATGGGGCATTAATTAAAACATTTGGTGGGACCGCATCCGGGCCAGAGCCATTGATTAAATTGCACAAGAATATAAAGAAGATGTTTGATGGACGCAAGGGCGAGAAGTTAAGCCGTGTTGATATTGCCGATATTGGTAATATGATTGGCGTGTGTGTAGTTTCCGGAAACGTTCGCCGTTCAGCGGAATTGTTGATTGGCCGTATTGATGATGAGGATTTCCTAAACCTAAAAAATGGTGAGGTATTCCCTGAACGTAATTCATATGACTCTGAAAATCCAGGATGGGCATGGATGTCTAATAATAGCGTAGATGTTTGTGTTGGGACAGACTTTGACCCTATTGTTGATGGGATTGTACGCAACGGAGAACCCGGCGTTATATGGATGGATGTAAGCCGTAAATACGGTCGTCTAGTTGACGCTCCTAATAATAAAGACTGGCGTGTAGTTGGATATAATCCTTGTGCAGAGCAGTCTTTGGAGTCTTTTGAGATGTGTACTTTGGTTGAAACATATTTAAATCGCCATGAGTCTCTCGAAGATTTCAAGAGGACGTTGAAGTTTGCTTATTTATATGCAAAAACAGTTACACTACTCCCTACACACTGGGAAGAAACTAATGCTATCATGCAGCGCAATAGGCGCATTGGTACCAGCATGTCTGGTGTAGCTAACTTTGCTGACAATAAAGGTATGCAGACTCTCCGTGAATGGATGGATGAAGGCTACAAGATTGTCCGTGACTATGATATTAAGTACAGTGAGTGGCTAGGCATTCGTGAGTCTATTAAGATGACTACAGTTAAGCCTTCTGGCACTGTGTCTATCTTAGCTGGAGAATCTCCAGGTGTTCACTGGCCTAGTGGTGGTAAGTTTTTCCTGCGTGCAATTCGTTTTGGAAACAATGACCCTATGTTGCCACTATTTAAGATGGCTAACTATACTGTAGAGCCAGCTAGTGAGTCGCCAGACACTACGTCTGTTGTGTTCTTCCCTATCAAGACTGACGCTAAACGTTCTGAAAAAGAAGTGTCTATCTATGAAAAGATGAACCTAGCTGCTACTGCTCAACGTTGGTGGTCAGACAACTCTGTGTCTGTTACTGTCACCTTTGACGCTGAAGAAGAAAAGAATGATGTCGGAACTGTGCTTCATATGTATGACGGCCAGTTGAAGACTGTAAGCTTCCTCCCTATGGGTAATCATGTGTACCCACAGATGCCTTACACTCAGATAACTGAGGAGGAGTATAATGAATACGCTATGCAATTATTCCCAATTGATTTCGTAGGAGTGTACCAGGGTATGGCTGCAGACGCTGTTGGTGAAGCTTATTGCACCACAGATGCCTGTGAAATTAAACTAATCAAAGATAATACTAAGGAATAACATATGTTAAAGAAACTGAAGCAGCTCTGGTTTGAGCTAAATATTATTGCTGGTAGGGTTCAGGTCCTAGACAGTGACGTATCTAAGCTAGAGAAGAAGGTTAAGTCTATGGCTGAGCCAAAGAAGACAGCTACTCCAGCTAAGAAGCCAGTCGCAAAGAAGCCTGCTGTAAAGAAGTAACTAATACTTAAAAGCCCCCTGTCATTTAGGCAGGGGGCCTTAGTATTACAGGCGTATGTGTTTACGTTCTTCTTCAGTTTTACCGCCCCACACACCCAGCTCATTATTAGTTATAGCATGAGCTAGACATTCTTGTTGTATAGGGCATGATGCACAAATCACTTTTGCCGCATATTCTTTTGCTTGTTTATTTTTACCTTCAGGGAAAAATATCTCTAAAGGTGCAGTTGCACATGCAGCGTCTGTCATATCAAACATTACTTGCCTTTCTTTTTTATTATTAATCCACCAGAACGTAAGTCACGCTCTATATTTTTAATAGCCCGATTATCTGATGGTGTGGATGATGTGAACACTATCTTACCGTTAGGAGCAATAAGTTTGTAGTGCCCGTTATTTGTTCTACTTACTCTCCACCCCTGGTCTTCAGCCAGGGATAGTAGGGCTTTTAGTTCTTTTATTAATGCCATATATTATACCTTTACTTTTTCTTTTTCTTCAACTGGCCAGTAATACTCGTAACTAGTTGGTTGAACACCAGCATCTTCTGGCCACTCAAAATCACTGTAGTGTTCATAGTTTTTATTAAGTAATGCTATTCTATGAGTACGCGTGACAAGTTTAACTGTTTCAAGGTCACGCATCCATTCAGGAGTCAAGGATTCATCAGTAATCCAAGTATCCATTGAAAATGCTAAACCAGCATGTTTCATTGTATCTTTTAGTTTTTTCTCTAAGGTGCTTTTATAGCCACGACGTTTCCATTCCCGAACCATCTCTAAAATGTAAACACACAAGGCTGTTTCATAACCACGCCACATCCTAACGGCCGGGTGATTAACCCAGCCTTTAGGAGTACGTGGATTACCGTCAGGGTCTACTTCTAGTAGGCACATAACTATCTGCCAGCCTTCAAGCGCTTGTTTGTGTAGGCGCTTGTTGTCTAGTTGCTTAGCAATTTCTCTAGATGTAAATGCCCAGTTTTGTAGGTTACTTTCATTAAAACCTAGTTCAATTGGACTCGTCGTTAAAAACGTCTGCATATGTTGTCTCCTCTAATGCTCCGATGTCACGCAATATAATTGCAATTGTAGTTTCGTCAAACTCATTCTGTTCAAGAATAGGTATGAGTTTTTCTACAATACTTAGTTTCATATACTTCATTCCTAAAGTAAATGACTCTTCCATCTGTTCGCGAACAGCATGAAGAATTGCTTGTGTTACTTGAGCGGTGTTGTTTTCCATTTGTTTCTCCTTGTTATTTAAATTGAGAGAAGTCGACTACTTCTCCCTGCTCTACTATCATAGTGCCATCTTTTTCTATCTCATAATTAAAGCTACCTAGATAGACTGTGTGGCTGTCTGGAATGAATGTATTATCTACTGCCCACTCCATAAACTCTTCTTGCGCTTCTTTAATAGCGTTTTCTTTTGAGTCTGATTTGATACGTACAATTAACATGCCTGTTTCTGTAGGGCAATGAAATATAAACTCTTCTAATTTAACTTGCTCTATTACTTCTGGTTCCATTAGTATTCCTCTTCTTCTTGTGAATCAATCCAGTCATTAAATGCTAAACGATATGCTACAGGGTCACACTCCCGTAGTATTTGAGATGGTGACAAAGTAATACCTACAATATCATACTCTTCGTATAACTCGTCTAGCAACTCGTCAAACATTTCTTCTGTGTATTCTTCCATTGGTTCGCTCATTAGTTTTCCTCCAGTTGTTCTACTTCATAGTTTTCTAATACATCATTGATTGCATCTTCTAAATAGTTGTAGAAGAGGTGTAGTTCAAGTTCGTCCATATGATTGACTTGCAGCTCACGCAGGTTCATACTCCAAACAATTTCTCCGTGTTCATGTTGCATTACTGAATACCTTTCTCGTATTTGTATTCTTCTGCTAGGTGGTACAACTCGTTATCTACATACTCAGCAACAGCGTGCTCTAGAGCATCGCAGATGTTGTCCCATTCTTCATCGGTTAACTTGTGTGCTAGTGTGTCATCGATATAAGATTCAAAGTTTTCTTTATCGATTAACAGTTCTTGTAGTGCTATTCTTTTACTCATTTGGTTCTCCTTGTTCTAATAGATACTCTTCATAATCATCTAGTTCTCTAATAGAGACATTGATTACGTCTAGTTGTGTTACTTTGTTATTTAGTTGTTTTAGTGCTAGTTCTACTAACCTACCAGGACTTGTAGTCATATCTGCTAGAGTCATAGGCTGTGTTTCTACAACTGTAATATATTCTTGTTCATCAGTTGCTAACGTGATTTCGTATTTACTCATCTTCATCATCCTCATCTTCCATGTAGTAAACATCATCTAACCATTGTTTAATATATGCAGAAGACTCATCTGGAAAACCACTTGAATCAAGCAACTCTGCTCTAGCTTCAAAGTCGTCTTCATCCCAGTCAGTGTGTTCTGCTAGTATATATTGAAAGACCACTACTGTATTGGGGTCTTCAGTTTTTAGATGTTCAATTAGTTGTGCTACTGTTGTTGCCATTATTTTTTCTCCTTTATTTCTAGTGTTACTTTAACATCGTAGAACCGTTCTACGACTTCTCGTGCTGTTTCCCAATAGCCCAAGTCTATTGCTGTTTCATTGTGCATCCTAACTAGTTCTTCTGCTAGACGTTCTAACAGTTCAATGTTGTTTAGGTGTTTTACATATCTACTCATTTATTTCTCCTTACATATTGTTTTAGTGTGTACTCCATCTAAGTTTTGGTACTTGATTTCATTACACTCATACTTTGAATTAAATATAACTATTGTACATACCAATAAAAATAACCCTAATGATATGAATAATAGTTTTGCATCTTTACTCATTTACTCCCTCACAATTTAGTATTGCTTCTTGCTCTGTTGAGTACATATCCCAACAGTTTTTCTTTTGGCCTTCTTTTAGTAAGAAGTACCCGTACACTAAAGACCCTACCATTGATATTAGAATTCCTCCAATAACTAATAGTTCTTTACATGTAAGTTTAATTGTGTCATTCATCCGGGCCTACATCCACACAGTTTTCTGCTTCACAATATTCGCATTCAGCATAGACTTCGTGTGAGTTTCTTGAGCCAACTGTTTCTATAGCATCATTAAACTCTTCACAACTTTCACAGTCAAATGAGACAGTCATTGCTACTTCATCATCCCACGGTGTTGCTAGTTTCCATCCATCATAACCTGGTATGTGTTCCATTATTTTACCTTTCTTATTAGTTTGCCTTGCAGGGTTGCAAGTTTAATTATTACTTTACTAATTAGTTTAATAAAGTAAAGTCTTGTGTCGTTCATCCTTCCTCCAATACATATTGAGCACAACATCCATCGCACTCATGCTTATGATATATGTGGATTAAGCCATGTTCACACTTAATCATTCCATTACCTCTTCTCCATCAATAAAATACTTAGGCAATATATCGGGTGGACTATCCCACTCATGAGCATCATGCATTGCCCATTCATAGGCTTCATCTTCTGTATCAAAAGATGGAGCCCATTGTACTTCATCTCCATCTACATAAATGTAGTATTTAATTTGTATCATTTGTTTTCCTATCTATCTTCGTGGCCACAGAATACTCTACCACATTCTGGACACATTTGATTTTCACAGTTGTGACACATTTCCCACTGGTTTAATTCCTCTTGTGTGCATTCTTCATCACACTCAGGGCAATATATCTTCTTCATTTGTTTCTCCTTCATCTTGACATGAGCAACTGCAATACCACTTATTGTCATACCATTCAATAAGTGGTCTGCAGTTCTCGTGATGTCCTGTCATACAGAACCCACATATTCTACTCAACGATTAGATATCCTTCGTTGCTTAGTTCAACTTCAATGGAATGGTCAATGACTGCTCCCCTTGCTTTGTTGATGGCTATACCAATAGGTAGTTCAATACCAGGAAGAACCATAGTTTTAGTCTTGTCTGGCTGGCTGTCAAGGAACTCTTGAACATGCTCAATTTCATTGAACATTCTCATAACTTCCTCGAACTTTTCAATGGTTGTGACACCAATAATGTCTGCCCCATTGAATGCAGGTATCATTCTATACACTGCAAACGGTGACCCACTAATTTCGTGGTTGATGCGCTCTGCGATTTTTGATTCCATTTTTATTACTCCATTTCACTTGATTGATTGTTAATAGCTGTCTCAATGGCATCTTGCAATAAGGTCATGATGTCAATGATATCGCTGTCTTTTAGGCCTAAACTGTTGCCTTCTTCATCTGCACCACCGGTGATAACAACATCACCCATAATAACATCTGCATTAGGAAACATTTTATTCCATAGCAATGTGGCTAACACATTAGGTTGTAGCCCATTTATTTTACCTTCTTCGTTCAACCACATATCTACATCTCTATTGAGTGATACTAGTTCAACTAGACCGTTAACTGATTCGAATAAGAAGTCATAACTAATGTCTTCTACTTCTTTAACGGATACGCTATTATCTGTTGTAATAGATAATACTTTGTGCATTTGTTTCTCCTTAGTTTGTTTGTGTTGGCACGGCCTAGTGGCCCTGCTATACCTGAGCGCTTTACTCAGGAGTCTGTTCTATTAGTGTTGCTTCGATTAGAGGCATAACATCATACGTAATCATCTTGCAATCTGGATGTATATCAAATTCATTTTCATATTGATGTAATGTATTCATTGCTGAATAACTATCGTATGCCTTGACTTTATGTTTATAAGTAACTACAACTTCGTATTCTCCTATAGTATCTCTTGGACAATCATCAAACCAATCGTTAGGGTCATCTGCCCAACCACATCTACAAGAGTCTGCGGAATCTCTAGACACCCAGTCAGCATGTGATGCTGGTGAATCATACTCAGTAATATCATACAATCCTGATTCTCCATGTATCTCAAGTGCTTCAGATTCTTCACCTTCAGACCATATACTAAACTTAAGACCGGGGTTGTCTTCAATAAGTTTTAGGAAAGGTTCTCTAGGCCAATCATATTTAGTTTCAAACCTAATATGTAATGTTGATGAACCAGCATTTGTTGAATTAACATAACTATCAAGCTCGTGAGCTTGCCAGTTATAGGTACAATCCCAATTTTGTGCTCTCCATACATTTCCTTCCGCGGTCCACCATTCTCCAGAGATTAACATATCTTCTGGTGGAGGGGACAGGTTATATAACGACACACTATCAATACCTTCATCTGACCAAACAATATCACCTTCATCATTGAGTTGTTTAGGATGTGGTGCTTGAAGTTTTTTCTCTAGTGCATCTATATATTCTGTCTTACCTTGTACGGTAATGTGATGTGTAATCCAATAACCCATATGTTCTCCTTACTTACTTAGATTACGCTTGATGGCAAGTCTAACAATTGCTTTAGCAAGAGTTAGAAGTGAACTGCCGTCTTCAAGTGGCACAACAATTTCTGAGTTGTGACCGTTGATTGTACGCTTCTCACCTGCTTCTCTACGACGCTGCATGAACTCTTCACCGTACTGTCTGTACTCATCAATAAAACCTAGGCTAGTGATAACACCATTGCGTCTAAGGTCAGCAATAATCTTGTCACCTTCTTTGCCATACCATTCACCATCAGTAATAGTGATAAGTATCTTGATAGCACGTGTGCTGTTGGCTAGAACATACTTAGCATACTTAAGTGCATCTTCTGGCTCTGTACCACCAGAGTCACTAGTAATTTTCTTCATAGGCTTAGCACGTTCGTCTGCTGAGTAAAGCAACTTAGCATCGTTGTCGAATGTAACTACTGTAGTAGATGCGTCTATCTTATCTAGTGAACGCTTGATAGCCCAAGTAGAGTCAAAGGCAGAGTCTCTAGTCCAAGACATTGAACCAGATACATCTAGAAGAATAACTGCTTCGATATCTGTAACGTCATCTCTACCGTTGTCCCACTGGTCAAAGCACTCATCAGCATCAACACCTGTAGCATAACGTTGAACATTAAGTCTACCAACTTCAACCTTGCGATTCCAACCTGGGTCAAAGTCAGCCTTGATTAGTGATAGTTGATTGGCAAATGATTTGACTTGTGCTACAACATCAGCAGGCACAGCAGCAAGTTGCATATGATAACCTTTCTCTGGCTTAGCAACATACTTGCTACTAAGTTGTGGGTCACCATTGAACTGTGCTATAAGGTCATTAACATCATCACGCAACAACTCTTTGATTTGGTTGTTATGCTTTTTGATATTGTTAACAGCATTATCAATATGACCTGTGCCTGCTGAACTACTTGTGTCATCTTGTGGTTGACCAGGTTGACCAGGTTGACCAGGCTGATTACCAGGCTGACCAGGACTCTTGCCAGGAACTTTAGGACCACAACCACCGTTAGAACCAGTAGGCTCAGGGTCACCTTCTGCTTCTTGGTCACCGTCTGGATTAGTAGGTTGAGCATTACGTTTCTTGACAATCTTGTCAATGATACGGTCTTGACCAGCCTTGTTAGTAGTCTTGGACTTGTCACTAGACTTAGCACCAGGATGACCACAAGTACCACCAGTAGGTGATGGTGGACGCACAGGTTCATTAGTATTTATCTTGAGTAACTTATGTAGTCTCTCGATAAGTTGCATAGCTAATGGTATGTGTGCACTGTTAGACAGGTTAAGTATTGTATAGTCATCAATTATAGAACCAATCTCTGCAACAATACTCTGGTCAACAAATGCATCCTTGATTACTTTACGTAAGTCATCAGGTAAAAATGTTCTACCGTGTATCAAAGGATAAGCATAGGGTATAGAGTTTGTATCCTTCAATAACATCTGAGTGATAGAAGCAGTAAACCAATGCTTGACGTTACTATACTTAGCATCTAAGAATACTTCAAGACGCTGGTCTTCAAGTATGTTGAATGCTATGTTGTATTCATTGTTTTTGACCCACTTAACTAGATTGCTACTAGACCGTGGAGTAAACAATATGTGACCAACTTCGTGTAATGAAATACCCTTGACTGCGATAATTGAATCGGGGTCAGTAAGGTCACCCATTTCATCTTCGTTGAACCAAATGTTTTCAGCATCAGACCAGGCTTCGATATGACGCATATGATTTGGATTTTTAGCACTTGTTGACATTGATACGTGAATAAGTCTAGCAGTAAGAGCACTAGCAAATTTACTTACGACTGAAGTCATACGTGCATTGCGTTGCTCTGTTGTATCAGTAGGCAACATATTGTTGACAACTTCTACATACTCAGACTCAAACAGGGCATCAATATCGGCTATATCTTTTTCCATATATATTCTCCTATATAAGTTGGCGGGTAGCGGCAACCATTACCATTGCCGCTACCCTAGAGTTTACTCGTTGTAGCCGTTAAGTGGCACACCGAGTTCTTGTGCGATAACATCTACGTTAGCATCAAAGGTCATCTTGATTGCTTCACGCTCACCGTCATCCTTAGGGAAGTTGTTGAGCATAGATGATACAGCAAAGGATAGGTTAAGACCCTTAGCCTGCTCTATGAAGTTGAGCAAGATACGGGTAGACATAGGCTTGCTGAACTGGTCAGTAGTCTTGCTTGCTTCACGAATGCTGTGTGCAAACTGTAGCAGAGCAGATGAAGGTATGAACTTAGACTCAAGTTCGATGTCGTAATCGAACTCTAACTTAGGTTGCATACGGTCATACAAGGCATCATCTTGACGTTGAACACCTGTATAACCCTGACCTGTGTTCTGGTCAGCAATGAACAGACACTCAGGATGAACCTTGATGACCTGGTTTAGCTGGTCAACAATAAGTTCACGCTCATTAAGAACACGAAGCAAGAGAGATGCAGCCTTAGGCTGTAGTCTGCTCAACTCGTTAATCAGAATGACTGATGGCTGTTGAATTGCTGTAGCAAACTGACTGTACTTCCACTTGGTGCTGTTGCCTACACCTGTAGGAACAAAGCGACCGTGTAGAACAGTCTGGTCAATCTGCTGTGTACACTCTACAACTACGAACGGTATATTGCGAATGTGTGCATAGTGCTCTGCAGCACTAGACTTACCTGTACCGGCTGGACCAGTAAGCAAGACAGTTCGTTGGTTATCTCTTGCAAAGTCAAATACTTGACTCTCAAGAACACCATCGAACACTCGCTCAATGTGTAGCCTACCGGCTGGAACAGTGATTGGTGTCTCGTTATCGGAACTTAACACGCTACTGTTGGTATATTGCATGGGTGTCTCCTGTATAGGAAGTTCAATCTCTTGAACTTGTGGGTCAGGCTGTGGCGGAGTTGCTACAACCTGTTGCACCACTGGCTGTGGTGTGGCTTGTGTTACTTGAACAACTGCGTTCTCATATACTGCTAGAGAACTTGGGTCATTCATAGTCTGCTCTACCAGAGTATTGAACTCATCTAGAGCAGAATTACTTGTCACATTGCTAGCAGTTAGTTTCTTACCTAACTTAACTAGGAACATTGACGGTGTAATTGTGGAGTTGATTATCCTGTCTTCTGCAGGAGTAATCTTTAGTGATACTGGGCTTCCGACTAGCATCTCATTATCTTCAATGAGAACGTCGCCTTCAACCCAAGCACCAGCACGACCTCGTCCTTCTCCAAGCCTAGAGAAAATACGAACATTACCATCTGCTGTTGGCGTAATGGCTACAGTTCGTAGTTCTCCTTGACTGTTTTGGGACTTCATCATTGCTGCATACATAGGACTACCTTTCTATAGTGGTATGCTGTGGGTTATTCGATGTCAAGATTTTTGATAATGTCATCGAATTCTTGGTTAATTTGCTTTTGTGCAATATCATCACCTGATTGCCAAAGAATCTTGGCAGTTTTAGTAATTTGCATAATGGCAAATACAATTTCATGCTTCTCTCCGTCATCATCAACAATGTGGTGAACTCCATCAATAACTTCATGAGATTGTTCGTGCTCTTTGTGCATCTCTACAAGTGCTTCGAGATACGCATTAGCCGCCTTCTCTGAAGGAAACTCCATAGGCCAAGCCTCTGGTTCTTCTTCACATAGGTGGCAACGCTTTAAGATAATGTAATTTGCTGGAAACTTTGGCAAATCATCATCTTTAATACGATGTTCCATAATATTACCTTTCATAGTAATAAAACCTAGTAGCGACTTGCTACTAGGTGTATCTGTATGACTATACAGAACTTTACAGCCTAAGATGTTTGTGTCGGCTAGGCTTATCACACCGACTAGGTCAATGCCCCGTGGCTACACTGTAGTCTGACTTATACAAGCCCATCTATATAAGATGCTGTTGACTTGTGTAGCCACGGAACATTAGAAGAGTTTAACCATCTAGTTTGCGCCCAATACTCAATATGCTAGTTACTCTTTACTCACTAAGGTTCACATATATCTAACGTCTTCAATTATCCGAATAGAAGCGAAGCGCCTATCTATAAGCCAAGCCTCCCACTTGAACGGGCTTTGATTGACTGGCCTAGCCACACCAGATACTATACATTGCTGTATAGAATTCTATGCAGTCTTTCACAACTAAACATAGACTCGAAAGTTTCTGCCTAGTTGTGAAAGTTTATACACTTAACTGCTTAGTGTTTGACTTTACGTTGTCATCGTTTGTAGTTTTACGAGGAATTGTTATGCTTTGGAATTCCACCTAATGCACACCCACCGACTCTACTCATTACTGAGTGCCAGCTGCTACCTTTACGTACGGGGCATCACGCTCGATGGTTTTTGTTTACGGAGAGCCATACCAAAAAACTCTCCCCAGTGCTCATTTATGACTTACGTCAAGGGGGATGCACCCCATCTAAGTATTGCTACTTAGAATTCTTTTGTTTGAGGTTATTGAGTGCGTCAACAACTTCTTGCAAAGCCTTAGGTGTTTCTACAGGTTCAGTGATTTGAATACGGCTAATCTCATCACCATTTTCGTCATACTTAACTATTTCTGCTATCGCACCAGGGTCTTGAGCCATAAGCCTTGCCTGTATAACTTCTTGGTCTTCACCAGTTTTTTCTGATTCTTCCCATGCTTCAGCCATTTGGTCTAAGAACTTATCAAGGTCATTGATTCTCATAGCCGTTCCATTAGCAAGAATACGCTTTGATTCTTCTGGGTCTAATACAGTCATTTTTTAATTCCTAACAATTTTTTATTTTCTTTATACTCTTTTTGCCAACCTCTTAAGTCTGGGCAAAGCCAATCGTGTAACTTCCAAAGTAAAAAGTCAAACGATAACCAATAACCTAAGGCACTAGTCTTCCATTTACGGTGGTAGTATATTTGGCATATGTATGGTGCTGTAGCACAATATTCTTTTGTGCAACCATACAAGTTTTTTCTATTCATTTGTTTCTCCATCTTCTTCTGGGTTATCGAACTTAGATAAACGTTCGTTCATCTCGTCAATAATATTTGTGCTAGGGGTTTCAAAAGCATTATCAAACACTTCTTTAGACCAAATTGCTATAGCATCATCATCTGTAGGGTCTATCCATTCTTGGTCTGGTATAGACCACACGTTGATAAGTTCGTGTAGTCTGCCTTTAAGAACAGATAACGCTTTCTCTTGGGCATCTCCTTCATAACCGATGTCCTGCTCTAGGTCAGCGATTACTAGTTTGTATGCTTCTTGTAGTTCACTCATTTGTTTCTCTTTCTATCTCTGTTATCTTGTATAACCATTACTTTATATAAGATGTTCCATATAAAGAACGGAATTCTAATCCAACCTTTAGGTTGCACATAAAAATCAATTTTATATTTTGATTTAGGTGACATACCTAATGTAAAGGGTTTAAAGTGTACGTGAAATACTTGTGTGTCAAGTAATTCTTTAGGTAGTTTATTCATTTATTACCATCCTTTTTCTATTGTTGTTATTAGTTCTGTATAGAACTCAACAGTTGTTATGCCTAAACCACGGCATAAAGCTTCTACAGTGCTAGAACTAGCAACCTTTTGACCTAGTTCTACTTCGCAAATAAACGCTAAAGCAACATTGCTATTTTTAGCTACATTGCGTAGTGTCAAGTCTTTGTTCATACGAATGCGTCTAAGTGTTCTACCTATTTGAGAGTTTAGACTATTGTGTCTGAAATAGTTAGTGGTTGTCTTAGGTTGTTTGTGTTGGCTAGGCGGCGACGCTAGACTAACGCTTGTTGTAGGCATCTATGTCTTTCCTTACTTCATCTAATCGTAGTTGTGTCATATGTATCTCACCATCTAATGACTTGTTGGGTGTTTGCATTAGTTGTTGTAGGTTCTTTAACCTGGTGAGTTTCTTATCTAATGCATCTCTCCTGTCAAGGAGTTCTTGTAGTGAACTAGGCATGTCTACCTGCTGGTCTGTTGTAGAATGCTTGGCTACAACTAACTAACTGTGCATAACGCCAATGTTCCACGTGAAACATTTGTAGGAACTTGCGTGCTGATTGATACTTCTTGGCTCTACGGTAGAACGAACACTCTACGCAGTGCATTTCATTATTCATTTGGTTCTCCTTATCTTTAACTTAAGGTTTAGTAATGCACAATAGAATTTCCATTGTGAATGTGTTATAACTTTGAATCCCATAGCAAGTGCTTGTTCCGTAGCGTAGTCATCTGCTGTAGCAGTGACGGCTTGCTGTAATGTGCCTGGCTTGTTCCAGTAAGTGTATACACTCATTTAGTTTCTCCTTCCCAACCAGGCTTATCCCAGGTTGGATATCTTTTGTATGCTATCCCCCTATATGCAAGACGAGTTGGAATTAATCCACCAAGCCATCTTGGTATGTGAAAGTATAAGTAATGACAGTCACCCATATATTTAGGCTTAATAAAAGCATATTTGTTTATACTTTTACGAGACTGTCTATCCATAGGCTTACCTGAATAATGTTGCAGTGTAATACAGCCACAAGGAATGCATATACTTAGTCGATAATGGCCTTCAAAGAATTTGTTTCTTGTAGAACTGTTCCACCAAGCAAGACTGTAAGCGTTTTTAGTAAACAATAGTTTTCCTAGTTGCTTATATTCACACCCCCATTCAAAGCATCGTAATACTTGTCTAGGTAATCCTTTGACAAATTTTACATTGGGATATAACTCGTGTTCGTGTTCATTCATTTGTTTTACCTACTTTTCTAGTTAAACCTATTAAATTCTTTAGGTCACACAGGCACATTATGTTACCAAACCCACGCTTTGATTTAGCACAGGCTAATGTAATGTGATAGTCTACACCAAAGGTTTTATTACCAGTGTTTTTAATTTCACACTCGTTAGTTCCCCTACTACCATAGGTTCTACTGGCTATAAGGTTATACACACGCTTACGCTCATCACGCTTGCCTTGGTTGTATATTTTACGCTCAGCATCAGTCATTTGACTTATTAGCATTGTTTTCCTACCTTTCTATAGGCTAAATGGGGCTTGGTTAATCTATAGGATACGGTTCAATTGAGCGAGCTACCACGGTCATAACCAAGCCCCTTTGTTACCCTTAGAACGCCCCTACACCATGTAAATAGGGGGTTCTAAGGGGGCTTTGCCCCCTTACCCATAAAGGAGGTAATATCTCAAGGGGGACTTATTGTTTAGAGATACTACGTGCCCTAGAGAGCGGACTATGAGGCTCCCTAGGGCTTGCAAGACTTAGAGTATATAAATACCTGCTTGCTTGTTGAATTAGATAGGGCACAGAGATAATGCTTTGACTAAATCCGCCGTTATCTATTGATACTAGATGATTCTGTAACTAGCCAGGGTTCTGCCCCTGAACTTAGGTATGGAATCAGTGTAGGACTTGACAGACTGTCTAACTAGTTTTGCTACACCAGCGTTGATTATAATGATATTCGCTGGCTTAGTGTCTTCAGTTACATTCTGTAGGTCAGCGATAAGGTCATCTATCTCGCTCTTGCGATTAGACAGTGCGTATTGAAAGCCACTAGGTGTCTTATAATACATCTCACCAGCGTAATGCTCTACTTCAAAGGCTCTTGCTAATCCTTGTTCCATCAACTTCATAGAACTAGACTGCTCAATGCCAAGTAGTTCTGCTACTCTAGCCATGTTGCTCACCCCCTTTCTTTGGGTAAGGCTAACAACGCCCCTGTTAGCGGGGGGTTCTAGGGGGGCTTGCCCCCCTAAAGTCTTAGTCAGTGAGAATCTTAAAGCAAGTCTTACAGACATACTTATATCTCTTATGGACTATAAACACTAAGTCATACTTCTTAGAGTTCCAATAGTCTCTAGAACTGCCTTTACAGCAGTCACATCTCTCAGGCCAACCTGGAGGTGTAGGCTCTCTTTCAGCCATTTACAGGCTCTTCAGGCTTATGACAGTCACACTCACAAGGCTCACACCTAGAGTGGTCTCCATCTGTAAAGCAATTACCTATGAAGTAATGGACTGTCTTAGGGGTATCCTTACAGCCACAGTCTTCGGCTTCTGTGTATTTACACATAACGGCTCCTTTCTATGAGCGTGCCCTAGGCAGGACTATGCACCTACCTGTAGGCTGCCTTACGGCTTCCTATAGGGCTTGTCTATATATAAAGCCTACAGACAGGCTTAGGGACTGTTATACTTGATAACAGTGACGGGCAGGCTTCGTAAATCTGGCTACAGACTCACTTAGCCTGCCCGTCGGTTGGACAGTAGCCGAACGGCTTACAGGGTTGCTAGACCCCAGATGCCCTTTGCGCCACGGCTACGGTTGACACCCAACTCGCCTAGCCACTCGTCTAGAAGAACGAATGTCTGGGCATCTGCTGGCTGTAGAAGACAAGGGTAGTTGGCGTCTTCTGGATTCACATCAGTGTTTCCTTCAGATAGTAGGAATTCCATAAGTCTCTCGTTACGAGAGCCGTCTGGTAGAACTACTGCCTTGCCTACGCGTAGACCGGCCTTGTAGAGAGTGACTAGCGTCTCAGCGGCAGACTTAACAGTGTAAGACTTACCGTTGATGGTAGTGACGCTCTCTAGGCGAGCCTTAGCGTCAGCGTTTAGTATCTCAACAATCTCAGGGTGAGACGCGATAATAGACGCGATGGCATCCTTAGTGAGCCAGTCTAAACTGGTTCGTAGGGATGTTTCCACAGGGGTTACCGTAGTGGTCACGGTGTCCATGGTTGTATCCATGGCTATCACTCCTTATTAGTGATAAAGGTGATACCTAGGCGATTACCTAGGCACGCGTGCCATACCTAAAAGATACGGCACACGCCTAAATACGCGGTTAGGTGTCTAGCCGTGTAAATAGGTGTATGCCGTAGCGTTTAGGGCGTTCATAACTACATAGATAAGGGCACTAGCCTAGTGTTGCCTAGTGCCCTTACCTAGTATGTAGGTCTATCTAGGCGTATTGCCTAGACCTAACTACTATCCACGCCACTAAACCCGTATTGGTTGCCTAGTGGCGATAATTCCATACTAGCCTAACCCCTTACCACTACCCTAACGCTAACACCTAAGAGATGGGCCAGGTGAAAAACACGGTTGAAGCTTTTTTATATTAAGCAGTAGCCTAAACGAGTTCGCCATTGAGCCACATTTTGTCTGATTTAGCTAAATTGCATTCTGCATGGGTGGGTTTTACGTTATCGATGATGTCTGCTCCTTTTTTTGCTATTGGACGTACGTGGTCTAGGTGTAGGCCACGGGGTTCTGTTCTCGGTATTTGTAGGTCTATTTCTTCATCACATAGATAGCATATTGTGCCCCAACGTTCTAATATCATTTCTGTGGTGTAGAATTCCCATCCCCATTTACGTTTGTCGCGATTGGATAAGGTTTCGTCGCGTAGACGATAGTTGATTTTTGGAAAGCCGTGCTTTTTGAGGAAGTAGGCACGTCTACGTATTTTGTTGATTTCTTTGCCCCTGTAGTCTGGATGGTTGGGGTCGCGTTTGTTACGCCAGTACTGCACTTCTGCTTCGTGGCATTGTGGACATTCATCCTTAGGACGCCCCTGTACCCTGACATGGAGACGATATCCGGCCCTGGTGCCACATGGGGGTGCTGGCTTAGACATAGAACGCCCCTGTAAGAGGCTGTGAGGCCCGTAGAAGGGTTTTGGTGTTTAGGAGAATAAACTGCTCAATTAACTTCATAATCCCAATTTATAGGGTGGTTAAGAGCTTGTCAAGTATTTTTAGATTCTTTTTTTGCCCTAAATTCGGCCATGCTGATTACGGGGGCTAAAGGCAGTTCTGTAGCTGGTTTTTCTGGTGCTCTTTCTATTTCGCCTTGTTCGTTGAACTTCCATTTACCGTATGTGAACCCCATAATGGCTTTGTGTCTCATTGGTTCGTACTGTTTAAATGGGCAAGAGGCGTCGTGTAAGCCAGAGTGTGACCAGTCGTCAAATTCTTTATTGTAGCTGATTGTTTGCCCGCATCCTCCGGGACACGGTCTATCTTGTATATGTGGATTCATATTGGCAGGGGCGTTTTAGCGCTTCTTTTTGCCAAGCCAGTTTACTTTAGGGCTAAGGTTACGGTTAAGTCTTTGCATTCCTTTAGCAGCTAGATAAGCACCAGTAACCACTGCGGTGTCTCTAAGAACATGTGGAGTAGCACTAGCTACTGCTTGGTCAAAAGGCATACCTGGAGTAGTCACAGTTTCAAGATTACGTAAAAGAACAGAACTTCCTCCACCATTCGGGTCATCTGCCCATTTTTCAGTAACTACATCTTTAGAGCCTGGAGCAGTTAAATCACTAACTCTGAGTGCAGCTGAAAGTGCTGCTGTTCCAAGAGCTGTTCTTGCTGCTTTAACAGAAGTTCTTAATGCCATAATCAATCCTTACTTTATATATTTATTTTGACATACTACAGGGGCGTTTTAGGTATAAACTATAAACGAATAAATAGTTTAGGAGATAACTATGTTAACACGATTGTTTCGTAAAAGAGGAACTGGACAAGGTCCTGTAGTAGAGTCTACACCACAAAGAGACCCATTTGATTTTAATGCTCCACTTTCAACCCAAGACCAAGCATATGTAGCATGGAAAGCTTCTCAAGCAGTTCAAGATTCAGCTAAGAATGACGCTAACATACGTGAAAGAGAAGGGCTTAAAATGAGAAGACGAGAAGAACCTAACAATCCGAAGTGGAAAGACTAATGCAAAGAGTAGGCCATGACAATAGAGTAGACCTCTACTCTAAAGCAAGAGCAGCCGAACTAGGTAAATACCAAAACGAAGTAAAAACAGCCAACACTCTAAACTGGATGGACCGCTCCGGTAAACCCGACGTAGCAAGAGTACAATCCGCATTAGGCAGAGTTGTTAACGTTCCAGGTGGATTGTACTAAAAATGGCCGAGGCCGAAAAAAGGCCTTCCGTCGTTGACTAAGGATATTTATGGCTAGAGATGCACAGTACTGGGCTAGATGGCGTTCTTATCAAGAAACAGGTAAATGGCCTGAAACTGAGAACCAGCGTAAGACCAGAGAAGCTAAAGAGCGTGAAGCAGCAGAGCCTGTTTCAACCGAACAAGCTCACCCTGCCGCATCCCCGCAGCTGGCTAACGCACCTAAAATTGAAGAAGAACCTAAAGAAGAAGACCATGTATCTAAAGTAGTTAGATTATGGTGGGAAGCTCATCCAGAGCTAAAACCAAATAAAGACGAATAGTCTTGACAAACGTGTATAGTTTCCTTTAAAATCTATATAGATACGCCAATTGGGTATCTTAAATTAATTACTGTGCTTCGGGCAGTACTGAAGTACAGTTGTCGTCTAAAGGAGACAATATGTTCATTGAACCAAGCCCATGGGACCACAACAAGCCATGGAAACCAAATCCCTATGATAAAGACCACTGGAAAAAAGAATGGCACAAAGAACCAGTAAAAAAGCCAATCACCATTGATGACCTTTTTCCACGTCTAGACCGCCTATCAATTGGATGGTCACCACTTCTTGACCAACTCAAAGAAGTAACCTCAAACAAACCATCTTACCCACCATACGACATTGTTTTATTGGAAGATGATGTTACCCTACTTAACATTGCTGTAGCAGGTTTTGATAAGAAAGAACTCAAAATTACTTTCCAAGACTCAACTATTACTATTCTAGGTAAGAAGGAAGATAAGCAACGTGGTGACGTAGTGTATCAAGGTATTGCTGGCCGTGACTTTAGGTTACAGCTTGCAGTAGCAGAATACTGGGAAATCACTAATGCCACTATTGAAAACGGTATGCTGACTATTCAATTCAATAAAGAACTACCTGAAGAAAAGAAACCTAAAGTAATTGACATCAAGTAAACTTGGTGTATACTAGAAGCCTGGGGGAGATTTCGGTCTCCCCCAGAGCCTAGGGCCTAAAATGGTGTCGATTGCACAGCAAAGCCGCAAGTCGGAGTGTGTAAGACCACAGTTCGATTCTGTGTAGGTCCACGATGACCTTTAGCTCAATGGCAGAGCAGAGAGCTGTTAACTCTAAGGTTCCTGGTTCGAGTCCAGGAAGGTCAGCGATAGGAGAATAAAATGGCAAAAGTAAAAGGTGCCCGTAATGACAATCGTACCAATGGAAAAGCTTTTAAGAAGCGTCCAAAGGTATTCGATAAGATTAAACGGAAACTAGTAAACAAGGTATAAGATGGCTACTTACGAATATAAGTGTGAAGTATGTAACTCTATTGTTAGCGTTACTAACCCCATATCTGAAGAAATTAAAATACCAAAGTGTCTGGCTTGTAAAAAAGATATGGTTCGTATATTTAATGCCCCAGGGTTATCCTTTAAAGGAATAGGTTGGGGGTCTGACAGGTGATTCCAGAAACAATTAAAATAGGAACACAAGTTTGGACTATCGTTGAACATACTTCCAAAGAAGACGGTATGCTCTACGAAGACAACTACGGGTATACGCTAGAACGTCGTAATATGATTGTTTTAGATAAAGACGCATCAGATACCCGTAAGCAACAGGTATTGATGCACGAGATTCTACATGCAATCAGGTTTACTTTTTTTACTGGAAATAAGATGGCACCTAAGTTAAGCTTTGAAGATACAGAGCATTATTTTATTGGAATGTATGAAGAAACCATTTTAATGGTATTTAAAGACAACCCTCAGCTTATAAAGTATCTTTTATCTTAATAACCACATCCCTATAAATTATATGATAGGGTTTTTACATAACTGAATACTGTCGCTTCGACAATAAACGACCAAGTACTAACGCAAGGAAAGGTAGGTCGCTAAATGAAAAAGTACGTAATAATCGCCAGCATACTTGTAACACTTGCTGGTTGTTCTGCATCAGCCACAATGGCCGTTCAGCCAAAACCGGTTGCTGCTCCAACACAAACAAAAGAACCAAAAACATTTTTGCAAATGGTAAAGCCACAAGCTAATACTAAGCAAATGAAAAAAGTAATTAAATACCTAAAAACTCGTGAATATAAAACAAGTTATGTGTTTTCTGGTTCAAGTCCTCGTGGATGGGACTGTTCGGGTCTAGTACGCTGGACCTATAAAAGATTCGGATTAGATATACCACACTCAGCAGACAAACAAGCTCATATAGGCACAAGAGTATCTAAGCCTAAACTTGGAGATATAGTAGTGTTTGCTTATCCTGGTTCCACACATTTCTATCATTCCGCCATTTATATTGGAAATGGAAAAATAATCAATGCACATTCTGGTGCTAAAACAACAATCATTCAGCCTTTGACTGACTATAAAGGTCATCAAATAAGATACGTAAGATTAGTTCCAACGCTATAAGTATGGCCCCGCTGGTTTAGGCTGGCGGGGCTTTTACTTTATGTCATAATTTATATTGATGTTAAAGGAGTTTACATGGGTGCCTTAGATGATAAGCCCTTTGGTGTAGTTAGTACCGATACTTCTATGCAGGACGAAGGAGAGGCTATGAGAAGAGACCCTAGGTTTCTTGGTGACCCTTCTCAAAGTATGCGGTTTGAGGGAAAAAGACCCGATAGAAACGTATCGGCAAGGCAGATGAATATGTCAGGACACGATTAATGCCAGCTCAGCGTAAGTTAACAGATAAAACTAAAGGAATGTTTGCTGGACAAGCTGTTGACCTTGGTCAGTATTTAGATGCAAATTTAAATAAAACTAGTGGAACTTATCCTTATGATATCCGTGGTGCAAATACTCGTGGAGAACAACAGCAAAGCGATTTTGCATTTAACCAGTGGCCGTATATGGTTTCTGGAATGACACAGTATGACCCTTCTGCATTACAACCAGGCTCTAATCTAAGTGCAGTTCAACTTGGAGCAAGAAGTCTTGCTAAAGCGGCTGGGTTAGATGGTAGGCCTATTGGTAATCCTTCTGGGTTGAACGGTATGCCAGGTAATATCTAAAAAAATTTTATATTATTAAATAGGAATCATAATATCTGTCTAATACCTCAACAATTCGTAATACCTTAAATTAGTTAGAGGTTAAAATGAAACTTTTCATGATTATTTTCAAGAGAACTATTGCTCTTGTTATTTTAAAGGTTAGCGGTGTCTTAGCCGCAGGCTCTGTCTTTGGGGCCCAGTTGTGGCAGTCTGCTGCTATTGCCGCGTTTGTCGGTATTATGGAAGTGGCAGAGTCGCTGGCTCGTGCTTATGTTGTTGATGGAGAATTGGACAAAGACGAAATTAATACCGCATTTGCTAGCTCTGCAGAAGCTAAAGTAGCTGAAAGCAAGAACAAAGAGTAGTGCGTAGTCTGCGTAAAATCGCAGCACTATTCGGAATACTTTATGTAGTTTTTACTCCATTACTGTTCAGCTCACCAGCTCAAGCAGATACTCAAGTTGGGCTAACTCAAGACGTGTATACGTATGACCCGTCAAGCACACCCGAAAGACAGGCATATACGCTTTGCAGCACTGGTATAGTTTCAGACATTAACTGGGATGTAGGCGGAGGGGTAGTCGCTGGTTGTCAGGAAGACTTTGTTCTTATTCACTGGTATGGCTATATCACTTTGCCTGTAGATGGTGATGTAGTATTCCAATCTTATGCTGACGACGGTTTCTACATGACCATTGGTGAAAATGTAGTTATAGATAACTGGTGGCTAAAAGGCTGTTGGGGTACTCAAGGAACTGCCAAATTTGAGGCTGGCGTATCACAGAAAATAGACATTTGGTGGTACGAGTATGGCGGAGGGGCATGTAACTATCTATATTACAACGACCCTACGACAGGTCTTACTCTTACAAACCCGAGTATGTTTACTACTGAACCAGTTGTTCCTGTAATCCCTCCTTCGTTAAATGCACCAATAAATGTACAAACTTCTGTAGTTGAAAACAACATTACTGTAATCTGGGACACGCCTCAAGACACAGGCACCGCTATTGAACGTTACGCTTTGTTCTGGACATACGATGACTTAACGGGTTGGGCAGTAGCCGTAATTGGAAATACATACACATTAACAGGGTTACCTGAAAATAAAGACGTTAAAATTTGGTTACGTTCAGACAACGACACTATTCCCGTCTATTCTCCTAATACAGAAGTTGTAGTAGTTACTACTGGCACTATTTATGTTCCGCCCCCACCTCCTCCCCCTGTAGACCCTCCGGTAGACCCACCAGTTGACCCGCCAGTTGACCCCGAACCAGTTGACCCTGAGCCTGTAAAACCAGAGCCACCTGTAGTTGAACCACCTGTAATAGAGCCACCTATTGTTGAACCACCGGTCACTACTCCAGAAGAAAAATTAGAAGAACTTACTGATATTGTTCCTTCTGAATTAACTGAAGAACAAGTGGAACAACTTCAAGAAGCTGCTTACGAAGTGCTAGAAACTGCTGAAGAAGGTTCTCCCGAATATGAAGAGGCCCTTGATGCACTTTTTATTGCTGCTCAAGCAGATGATATTGAAGTTCCGGAAGAACTTGCTGCTATTCCAGTTCTTGGAACTCTAGCAGTAGGACTTACAGATGCAGTTAACTTTGTAGGAAACGTCGGAGCAGACATGAGTCCCAAAGCTCGTGAAGCTGCAGAAAAACAAGTACTCGTGTCTGTAGTTGCTGTTGGAGCAGCAGTACAGGCAGCCGCAGGAGCAGCCACTAGTGCAGCAGCCGCTGCAGCTAGTTCAACATCTAGTAGAAAGAACTAACATGAAGAATTTCTTCAATGACATCGTAGGCCAAATTTGGACCTTGCTTGGTATGTTTGTTGCTTGGATTGTTCTGGAAGGTACTGCTAAGACAGTAGTGGGATGGCTAATTATTGCCTCCACAATTATCTGGGTAATAACTTTTCCACTGCGAAAAGATGACGAATAAGAGACAATAGAAATATAAACCCGAAAGGAAAACCATGCCAGAAGCAATCTATATTGAACCATTCCCTAAAGCAAAACGTGGTGACGAATTTAAGAACATGGCTTCTTACCGTACAAACCCACACCGTGGAGTTGACTGGTCCGTACCA